TGACTCGCATTTAGCTGACAATATCAGATGATGCGCAGAAGCAAGTGAATATATGCGCGAGTGGCTCAGGGGTGGAGTACAACCTTGCCAAGGTTGGGGTCGCGGGTTCGAATCCCGTCTCGCGCTTCTAACTAAGAGACCGGAAATCCTTTAAAATCAAGGATTTCCGGTCTCTTTTTTATTGCTTATTTTGAAAACGTGCGACAAATATGCGACAAAATTTGTCGGCTGCTGTCGGCTCCTGTCATAGTATGCGGACTTTTTCCAGTCGCTCGCGGTCCTGCCTCTTCATTCCTTCGGTGACGTGCATGTAGACCTCGCGGGTGATCTTACTGTCGGAGTGTCCCAGTCTCCGACTGATCGTCTCCAGGGGCACGCCTGCCTCTGCCAGCATGGCCGTGTGCGTGTGCCTCAGACTGTGCGGCGACAATCTCCTTCCGAGGATCGCCTCCGTGTTTTCCCGAAAATACTTCCCGTATACGTCATAGGTGATATACCCGCCGCCAAACGCGGGCAGGAAGAGATCCGACCGATAGCCAAACTTCAGCTCCTCCCGCTTCACAAAATGCCGGATCCGGCGGATGCAGTCAGATAGCTCTGGCTGGACATCAACGTCACGAGTCGAGGTGGCAGTCTTTGTCGTGCTGATCTGTCTCAGCGTCGGGCTGTATGTCTTCGTGACGTGGATCACGTCGTCAACGTCGGAATCTTCGAGGGCGATGGCTTCGCCGATCCGAAGTCCGGAGAGGATCAGGAACTCCGTGAGCAGCCGCCAGCGCTCCACCGTCATGCCGTCCAGGAGCTTCGTGATCTCTTCATGCTCAAGGTACTTCTGCGCGTCTTTGATGCGGACGGAGTCGGTCTTCTTTGGGATCAGCTTGTCAATGTATCGTATATCCTCAATGAGATCCATACGATACGCCCAGCGCATCCAGGCCTTGAAGCGCTTGAGGCGTTCGTTGTATGTGACAGGCTCGGCGTCCAGGTGATCTGCGACGTAGGGCGCGGTGAGCCGATCCGCCAGCGTGTCGGCGCCGAGCAGCCGGATGATCGTATTAAGGTGCCGACGGTCGTTGTCGGCGGTCTGCGCTTTGAAATGCCTTGCCTGATGCTCCACGTAACGCTCCTGCAGGGCCTTTAAGGTGATGCTGTCCACTTGTCCGGATGCCTCGAAAACGTCCCGGATTTTGGCGCTCAGAGCGTCCTGAGCGGTCCGGTCGTCAACCTTCTTATGCCCGGTCGGCGTCAGTGTAACTGTGATCCGTTTCCGCTGATCTGTCAGCGGATCCGTGTACCACTCGCCATACTGCACGCGGCCCGATGGCAGTTTTCTTCTAAACATGGTTCTCCCTTCCGGGGGATCTATGCTATAATAAATAGACATGGATTCCCTATTTGCTTGCGGGTGTCCGTGTATCCCTCGACCGTCGTCCTGATTGCAGCAGGACGGCGGTCTTTTTCTATTTACTTGAGACCGGCCTGTGCCATAGCGACGACCTTGCCGTCCTGGAAGCTGATCGATGCAGAGGATCCGGGAGTCTCACCGGCCCACGTATACACCTCAGCTGTGGATGATATGCTGCCGACTGATGCGGATCCGGAAGCGGCGGACGTACCGTCGAAGCCGAAGATTTTATTGACCTCGTCGAGCGTCATGCCTTCCTTGACCTGCTTGTAAGCATCGAGCGTCGCATAGGATGCGGTCTCCTCCGTCGTGCTGGATGATGACTCGGCAGCGGATGAGCTGCTGGTCGATGTGCTCGGGCTTCCGCATGCTGTAAATGATGCCGCCATAGCTGTTGCGATGATAAGTGCTGCGAGTTTCTTCTTCATAGTGATATCCTCCTCATACTTGTATATATGACAAAGCGTGATTGCTTATGTCTTCATAGTTTTCCCCGGAGTTCCACGACCACGCCGCGGATCCGAACCGGGAGCTTCTCGACCTGATCGGCTGAGAAGATCATCGGCTCATAAGATGGATTCAGGGACAGCAGGGCAATGCTCCGCTCGTATTTCTTCAAGCGCTTGCATGTTGCGTAGTCACCGTCCACATTAACGATGACGATCTGACCGCTCTCGGCATCGCTCTGACGGTGTACGATCACGGTGTCGCCGTCGCAGATCCGCGGCTCCATGCTGTGTCCTTTGATCCGGACACCGAAGTATTCCTTCTCAGGCTCGCGGAAAGCGTCGGCGTTGAGATCTTCCTGGTCAACGACGTCCTCGATCGCGTCGATCGGGATGCCCGCTGCCACGTGATCATATACCGGAACGGTGAAGTGCCGGCGCTTATGTACGGCGAGAGTGCTTTCCTCCCAGCCCATCAGATAGCCGGGCGTCGTTTCCAATGCCTGGGCGAGCGTCGCGATCTGCGACTGTTTCATGTTCCTTTTATTCTGCTCTATTTTATTTATGGACGCCCGGGACTTATATCCGAGTTTCCCAGCCAGCTCTTCCTGAGTCATCCCAAGTTCTTCTCTTTTTGTTCTTACGCGCTCTCCGAATGTCATACCTTTAAGCCCTCCCGTGTGCCTTTTATTATAGAACTTTGTAGCCACGTATTCAACAAATTTTTAGTTTTTTATAAAATTCTGTTGACATTGTGGCCCCGCTAGCGTAGTATAGTCACTGTAGCCAATACGGCTACACAAGACGGGCACAAAATTGAAAGGAGGACATGGCATGACCAACACGAAGCTGCTTCGTGAAGCCATTGAGAAGTCCGGATATAAGAAAGCCTACATCGCACAGTGCATCGGGCTCTCCTATCAGGGCTATCTTAACAAGGAGCGCGGAGAAAGCGAATTCCGACAGTCCGAGATCGAGGGGATCTGCAAGCTGCTCGATCTTACGGCAGAGGAAAAAGAAGCAATTTTTTTTGCCACAGAAGTAGCCTAAATGGCTACAAAGGAGGGAAACATGGAAGACAAGCAAGCAATATGTGACGCCCTGGCGGCGACGCTCAGGCTGACCAGAAACCACAGCGATCTGGATCGCATCGAATATGAAAACGACGAGGAGCTGGGTCTGGAATTTGCAACGATTTACTGGAACGGCGGGACGCTGAGAAGAACAAACGTCACGATGGACTCCGGAAGTGCAATGCTCCGGGACATCATGAAGGTGATCGACTGAGGAGGGAAGACATGGCCACAAGAGAAATGTTTAACATCGACGGCGAGATGCTAGCTCGTAAAATTCAGCAAAGCGGCATGCGCAGAACTGACCTTTCGAGACTAATCGACTGCAAACCTGGCTACGTAACTAAAGTCATTAACAACGGTCGCATATCAGCTTGCATCTATTACCGGCTTATAAAAAGGCTTCGCTGCAAAGAGGGCACTTTTATAAGTGAGATAGCTAAGCCGTATGCACGGCCGTACAAGAAAAAGTCCAATTGCATTATCTCAGATCGAGAACTTAACACAGATTTGATTGATGCGTTCAACGCAGAGCCAGCCGAAAAACCAGCCGAAAAACCAGCCGAAAAACCAAGTCCCGGATTCAGGGCAAGAAAAACCAAAGACGGAGCAATCACACAATTCGAGCGTCGATTCTCAATCAATGGGCGCCAATACAGCGTGTATGGCCATACTGAGGCTGAGTGCCGTGAGAAGGAAAGCGCAAAAAGGAGGCAGCTAGAATCGACGTCTCTGCTTGAAAAAAGACTCGCCTATCTTGAAGCGCAACTGTCGTACCACGAATTAAAAATTGAGTACTTACAACAGGCTATAGACATTACTAAAAGCAAAATGATTTCGCAGGAGGTGTGACGATGGACAAGGAATACAAAAGGAAGAGATTCCTCGCGGAAAAGTACGGCATCAGCGTCCGGACCGTCGACCGCAAAATGGACTGGATCCGCAGTCACGCCGAACGATATCCCCGCGGCGCGATCGTATACGCCGGCAAGATACCGTTCGTTCGGGAGGATGTATTTAAGGACGCGATGTTCAACGGAGCCAAAGTTGACGCCGGCATCGCGCCAGCATTCAGGGAGGCGAGATAATGCGAAACAAAATTCTGATCGGAATCACCGAGGCTGCTGTGTGCCTCTTCCTGATCTTCGCCGCCGCGATCGGCGACGACGGGACGACGGGCACCGGCTTCTGGATCTGCCTGATCGGCATGGCCATCAGCGTGCTCTGGATCTGGCTCTTCTGCAAGGCCAATCCCGACTGGGCTGAGGATGATGATTGATAGGAGGAAACAATGACAGCCAGAGAAAATATCTTAGAGGCCGCCAAGAAATGCGTGAACGGCGACCGTGATCATAAATATGGGAATCCGGAGAATAACTTCGCAAACATCGCGACGCTGTGGAGCTTTTACCTGAACACGGAGGTCTCTCCGATCGACGTGGCAATGATGATGGCGCTTTTAAAGATCGTCAGGGCAAAAGCGGATCCGACCGGACTCGACAGCTACATCGATCTCGCAGGCTATGCAGCCTGTGCGGGTGAGATCGCAGAAACATCAAACAGCACAGCAAAATGAGGGAGGTGAGCCACGTGTGGGTAAGCATTCTGCTCGCGTTCCTGCTGGGACTTTTTCTGGGCGCCGGCATCATGATCTTCTGCCTGTCGCTTTGTCACATCGCAGGGACCAAAGACCACGCCAGGGACTACTCGGATGAGAACGATCCGGAAGACTCAGGTGACGACCAGCACTGAAAGGAGGACACCGTGAGGATTCAAAAAGAATCCCTCGACACGTCGTAAAGGATCGTATCGAGGGACCAGTAGCACATGAGAGCCGTCACTCTCTTAACCAGTATAGCACAAGGAGGAAACCATGAAAATCACTCTCGAATTTAACAATATTGAAGAGTTCTACAAGGACCTGCCGAAATTTGCAGCGCTGACCGAATTCAGCGGACAGTTCGCAAATTTCTCCCACGTGAAGAAGGGAGACACTGTCGCCAAGCTCGAAGATCCGGATCTTCCGGAAGTCGTCGAGAGGGATGGCACGAAGTACGTGAGACAGACTCCGGACCAGAAGGAAAAGCTCGAAGCAGCCGCTGCCGTATCTGATGCAGTCAAGGCCGCTGAGAAGACAAAGAAAAAGGAACCCGCCGCGGATCCGCTGGCCGGAAATATGAACCCGCCGGAAGAAGCCGCACCGGCAGAGCCTGAGAAGAAGCCCGAAGCCCCGAAACAGGAAGCCGCACCGGACATCACTGAGGTCAGAAAGGTGCTGCACGCCGTCATCAAAGCCGGACACCGGGATGAGATGAAAGCCCTGCTCGAGAAGCTCGGCGCAGCCAATGTCACGAACCTCGATCCGGACAAGTATGTCGAGTTCATCACGGAAGCAAAGAAGATCGGAGGAGCTGCATAATGCCGAAACACGCAAAGCTCTCAGCGAGCGGCGCAGAGCTCTGGCTTAACTGCCCAGGCTCCGTCCACATGGCGGAGCTCTTCCCGGAGAAGACATCTCCGGCAGCGATCGAAGGAACTCTCGCACATGAGCTCGCGCAGACCATGATCCTGAGCGCCAACAGCCCTACCGATCATCTGGATCCGGCCCGCGAGGCTGAGTACAGATCCGAGAGGGACAAGGTCAACGCCTTCTATTCTGAGCACAAGGAAATGGAAGGATCGTTTGACGGAATGAAGAAGATCCTCGCGCCTTATGTCGATTACGTCATGGAAGAATACCAGGCGATCCTCGCAAAGGATCCGGCTGCTGAGCTGATGACTGAGCAACACGTCGATTTTTCTGACATTGTCCCGGGCGGCTTCGGCACGTCGGACGTCGTGATCATCGGCGCCGATATCTGCGAAGTCATCGACCTGAAATACGGCAAGGGCGTCCCGGTCAGTGCGATCAACAATCCGCAGATCCGGCTGTACACCTACGGAACGATGGCCGCCTTCGATCTCAGCTATGACTTCAGCAAGGTCCGGATGGTCATCTATCAGCCAAGACTCGACAGCGTGACAAGCGAGGAGCTGTCCGCCGAGGATCTTCGCTCCTGGGGCAAGGCAACCATCGCGCCAGCTGCGAAAAAAGCGCTCGGAAAAAAGCTGACCTACAATCCCGGACCGTGGTGCAAGTCACACTTCTGCCCGGCCGTCGGATCCTGCAAGGCCAGGGCGGCCAAGATGCACGAATTCGAGGAAATGCTGAAGAAGAGGAAAGCCGATGACGCTGTCCTCTCCGGAAACGAGATGGGCAAGGCGCTGGCAGCGGCCAGGGAGTACACGACCTGGGCAAAGGACCTCGAGAACGAGGCGCTCGCAATGGCGCAGGAAGGCGAGACCGTGACCGGCTGGAAGGTCGTCGAGTCAACGTCTAAGAGAAGGTATAAGAACGAGGACATCGTCGCGGCGGTCCTGGAAAAGGCAGGCTATGATCCGGCGCTGATTTACGAAAAGAAGCTCCTCGGACTGACCAAGATGACACAGCTCGTCGGCAAGAAGGAATTCAAAGAACTGCTCGAAGTTCCGGGCCTGGTATTCAAGCCCGAAGGAGCGCCGACGCTGGCACCTGAGAGTGACAAGCGTCCAGCCATAGTCTCAACAGTAAAAGCGGAGGACTTTGACGATGACGATGGAATTTGAAATCGATGTAGCAGCGAAAAATATCAATGCCGGAAAAGGAACCGCAGACGATGCGCTCGTCATCCTGGAAGCATATCAGCACGGCTGGATCGACATGGACGGTGATACAAGACCCGGCCACAGTTTCGACTTCACTGAAAAAACCTATGAAATCATTAAACAGGCCTTACTGAAGGCCGCCAATACAAAGGAGGACTAATTATGGTAGCAAAGATTAAGAAAAACGGAGACGTCATCACCGGTCTGGTAAGACTCTCCTACCCGCATCTCTTTGAAAAGGATGAGGCCAGCGACAAGTACAGCGCGTCTCTGATCATCCCCGGAGATGACAAGGAAAGCCTCAAGGTACTCAACGAGGCCATCGAAAAGGCAAAAGAATCCGGCAAGAGCTCGAAGTGGGGAGGCAAGATCCCGGGCAAGCTGACGCTCCCGATCCATGACGGAGATGAATCGACTGATAGTTCCGGAGCTTACGACGGCAACTACTACTTCAGCGCGAGATCCAGCAGCAAGCCGAAGCTTTTCGACGAGGACGGCATCGAGGTCGTCGACTCCGACGATCTGTATCCTGGCTGCTATGTCCGTGCAATCATTGCCTTCTATCCCTACAACAATTCTCAGAACGGTGTCGGCGTCGTCCTGAAGGGAATCAAAAAGGTCAAGGATGGAGATCCGCTCGGCGGCAGCAACAACGTGACAGCAGACGACTTCGATGAGGAGGACGATGACATTGACGACGATCTCGACTGAGATGGGCGTGGATGTGGAGACCTTTTCAGGAACTGACATTAAGAACGGGGCCTACGCTTACACGGACGCCCCGGACTTTGAGATCATGCTGATCGGATACAAGATCGGGGACGACCCCGTCAAACAGTTCATGCCGCGACGCTTTGCTGAGCGGCCCGGAGTCCTGGGCGTCGATCTATCCGCACAAGGCGAACAGATGGAACTGTTCGGCAAGACGGATCTGCTCAAAGAACTCTGCGCGGACGGGGAGATCCTCGACGGAAACGAGGTCGAGTTCCTCCAGGCTCTCAACGATCCGACGATCATCAAAACGGCCTACAACGCAAACTTTGAACGCACAACCCTAAAGAGCTACTACGGCGCGGAGTGCAATCCCGATGAATGGAGATGCACCGCCGTTCTGGCCTCAACGCTCGGCCTCCCGCGATCTCTGAAAGACGCGGGCGAGGCACTCGGGCTCCCAGAGGATCAGAAGAAACTGAAAACAGGCAAGGCGCTCATTCAGTATTTCTGCAAATATGTAACACCGACGAAATCGAACGGCGGACGCAGCCGGAATATGCCAAAGGATGACCCCGATCGGTGGAAGCTGTTCTGCGTCTACAACAAGCAGGATGTTGTCACCGAGCAGGCGATCCTTGAGCGGCTCAGACGGTTCCGGCCGATCCCTAGAGAACAGAAGCTCTGGTCCGTGGATCAGAACATCAGCGACCGCGGGATCCGGATCGACGTTCCTTTTGTCCAGAGAATCGTTGACTATGACAAGACCCGAGTGGAGCACTGCATGGCAGAGGCCAGGGAGATCACAGGGCTGCAGAATCCTAACAGCGTCGCACAGCTCAAGACATGGTTCGCAGCTCAGGGCGCTCCCGGACTCTCCTCGGACATGAGCAAGGCAGCGGTCGCTGAGGCACTGAAACCCGGACACGAGAGTATCTACTCGCCGAAGGTGCGGCGGATGCTGCAGCTCCGGCAGGCACTCGGCAAAAGCAGCACGAAGAAATACCAGACAATGCTCGCGTCAGTCTGCAAGGACGGCCGGGTCCGTGGGATGCTTCAGTTTTATGGGGCGAACAGGACCGGACGCTGGGCCGGACGAATCGTCCAGCTGCAGAATTTACCGCAGAACCACATTCCGGATCTCGATCTCGCGAGGCAGACCGTTGCGGACAAAGACTTTGAGACACTGGAAATGATGTACGGAGAGCCCGCGCAGGTCTTCTCTGAGCTCGTCAGGACGGCCTTCATACCATCAGACGGATGTCACTTCATTGTGACAGACTTCTCGGCCATTGAGGCGCGTGTGATCGCATGGATCGCAGGCGAGGAATGGCGGCTCGATACTTTCCGGACCGGCGGCGACATCTACTGCGCATCTGCCTCGCAGATGTTCGGTGTGCCCGTCGTCAAGCACGGCATCAACGGACATCTCAGGCAGCGCGGCAAGGTCGCAGAGCTGGCGCTCGGCTACGGCGGAGGCGTCGGCGCGATGAAAACAATGGACACGACGCACACGATTCCGGAGGAAGACATGCCGGACATCGTCAGCAAATGGCGGTCACGGTCTCCGAGGATCACAAGGCTCTGGAAGCTCTTCGAGCGGTGTGCACAGACAACCATTGAGTCAGGCAGGGAAACAATGGCCTGCATCGATGTGCTCGGCGAGGACGGACGCTACCACAAAAGGAAGCTCGACGGCAAGCCGATCGGGATCCGCTTCTCAATGGATAAGATCGACGGCCGACGCTTCATGTTCGTGACTCTTCCAAGCGGCCGTGCGATCGCATATCCATGGCCGGCGCTCCAGGACGGAACCTACGGCAAAGAGATCGAATACTGGGGCACAGATACCACGCACTCGTGGGGCCCGATCCGTACTTACGGCGGAAAACTGACAGAGAACATCGTCCAGGCAACCGCGAGGGACTGCCTCGCTGAGAAGATGATCCGGGTCGAGGAGATGGGCTACCACGTTGTCGCCCACGTTCATGACGAGATGATCATCGACGTGCCGCGAGCCGATGAAGAGGCTTTTCAAAAGATCGACGACCTCATGGCCACGCCGATCAGCTGGGCGCCTGGCCTCCCGCTCAAAGGCGGGACCTATGCCTGTGACTATTATCAGAAAGATTAAGGAGATCAATATGAATAAAAAGATTGTCGAATTGCTTTTAAACTCAAAACTGGACGTGACGGCTCACATCGGAAACGGCAGTGCCGAAGTAACCGGAGACGGAAATCCCTCGGGTATGCTTTTGCTTGCGGCTACGCTCATAAACACCGTCGCAGAAAAAGACGAGCAGATTGAGGTCATGCAGATCGTCAGCGACATGGTCCAGATACTTAACACGAAAGGAGGCCGCTCATGATTCTGTACAACATAGCAATGATCCTCAACGTGATCGCAAATGCACTGACTTCAATCATCATGTTCGTGTTTCTCACGTATCTGATCATGAAGATGCACGACGACAGGAAGTAGGAGGCATCGATGAAACGAACTAAGCGAGTTTATATCTCCGGACCGATCACAGGGATCCCGGACGCCATATCAGCAACACAGTTCGACCGTGCGGAGCAGGAGCTCCACGCGGCGGGCTACAAGTACGTCATCAATCCGCGGGCAATGTTCGAGGGCACCGGCCTCACCTGGGACGAGATCATGGTACAGTGCCTTGATCTCGTGAAAGCGTCGGATCTGATCGTCCTGCTGCCAGGGTGGCAGAAATCTCGTGGCGTAACAATGGAGCTCGGAGCAGCTTATGCGCTCGGTATTCCGGTGCATGAGTACCGGCGTCGTCTTATGGTGGTCGTAGAGGAGACCTGATGGGATCAGATTATTTCAATAAGGAAAGCTATTATGATCCGACTGCCGGTGCTGCCATCTCCCACGTCAAGAAGGAAGAGCGGCGAAAGCACCGACAGTCGGAGAAACACAAGGAGTCTCATACAAAGAATGACAGCACAACAAATAAACGCGGCGCTCGACATCCAGGAATCCTACCAGATGCCCGACGCGCTGATGAAAAAGATCACCGGACCTGACGCGGAGGCCTTCTTTGATCTCTTCAAAAATGAGGATCCAGCGACAGACTACTTCCGAGATTATTTTCAAGAAAACCAGTCAAACCGCGACGCAATGAAGCAGGATTACACGCCGGATCCGGTGTGCGAGCTGGTCAATAAACTGGCCGGCAATTCTGAGAACACTCTGGATCTGTGCTCCGGAACCGGAGCGCTGACGGTTTCATCGAACTGGACCGGGTACCACCGATGCGAAGAAATCAGCCAGCGTGCGCTGCCTGTTTTGCTCTTCAATCTGGCCATTCGCGGAATATCAGGCACCGTAGCAAACCGCGACACAATAACCAGCGAGACTTCACGGCTCTGGGAGCTAAAAAAAGGCGATAAATATAGCAGTATCACAGAAACTGATCCCGCGAAGGACTCAAGAAAATACGACAAAATCATCAGCAACCCGCCGTATTCATTGAAAATACCGAACGCTAAAAAATACGAGCACGACGAACGATTCTGCTACGGAATTACGCCAAACGGCTTTTCCGATTATTTATTTGTAGAAGATGCAATTTATAGGCTGACCGATGACGGGATCGCGGTGTTTATTTTACCACACGGCGTTTTATTCCGAGGAAATCGAGAGGAATCAATCCGAAAAACACTGCTGCAGGCTAATTTGATCGACGCGATCATAGGACTTCCGGACAAGATGTTTCTCAATACCGGTATTCCGGTATTTATTATGATTCTTCGGAAAAACCGAAGCCAGGACAATGTTCTTTTTATAGACGCTTCGGCTGAATTTGAAAAACACGGAAAACAAAACATTCTTACAAGCGAGCAGATCGACAAAATTGTGGCTGCTGTCAAGCTCCGGAGCGATGTCGACCGGTATGCGCATGTTGCTACTCTCGCAGAGATCCGCGACAACGACTACAATCTGAATATTCCCCGATACGTCTCGACATACGTCCCAGAACCTGTTGAAGATCTCGGCGAGCTGTTTAAGGATATCCGGAAAATCGATCAGAAAATTCAAAAAACTAAAGAAGACCTGTACAAGACAATGATCGGAATGACAGGAACAACCGAAGCAGCGGCCAAGGATCTGCGCACGGCTATGGACTATTTCAAGGAGGACGTTTATGGATCTATCAAAGACACGGAAGTGCAGACTGAAGGAGATAGCAAAGATCAGCCGAGCAACATCGGAACAGATCTATCCGAAGGGCACAAACTGGATCGAGCTCTCAGCAACAAAAGGCAGGGTCGGAATAATCGACAGGGACGGCCTAATCGAGACGAGAAATGCAGTAATTATCCCAGTAATACCGATCAATCCCTTTTATTTCCATCTGGTACTGGAAAGAGCGCTGCCACAATTTGTCTCGAAGTATCTGACGACGATTAACCTGCAGGCCGATGTCGTAGGGCTGATGGAAATCGAATACCACACTGAGGCAGAGGCTCAGAACATTGTAGTTCATCGCATGAACCGGATAAATCAATGGATCGACGAAGAAAACGACGCCTTAGAAAAATGGCAGCGGATCAAGCGTGCTATGCTGGGTAATCTCTTCGCCTGATAGGAGGCAACTATGAAGAACAAACTGACAGATCTTAACAATCACCTTTTTGCCGAGCTTGAGCGGCTGTCCGATGAGGATATGACCGACGAGCAGCTCGACAAGGAGCTCAAACGTGCGGAGGCGATCGGCAAGATCAGCGCTCAGGTCATCAGCAACGGACACCTGGCACTCAATGCCGCACGTCTCAAAGCCGAGTACGATGGCGGCGCGGCATCTACTCCGCTCCTGGAGGAGATCCTGGATGAGTAGACGATACACAGAAGAGCAGAAAGCGTGGCTCGCATCATATATCCCCGGGCATCATCACGCCGACACGGCCAAAGCCTTCACGGAGCGGTGGCCAGATACACCGATGACGGCGATGCAGGTGAACGCATGGTCCAGTAACCATCACGTGCCCTGCGGCCGCCACTTCGACGGCCATCCGTCAAAGTACAGCGAAGAGCTGCAGGCATTCATCCGGGACAACTGCAAAGGACGGGGAAACCGGGAACTCTACGAGATGGTCTGCGATAAGTTCGGGCCTGTCATGACCTTCCGCAAAATGAAGGCCTACAAGAAAAACCGCAAGCTCTCGAGCGGTCTGACCGGTGCCTATCCGAAGGGCAACGTCCCAGAGAATAAAGGCAAGACCTGGGATGAGTTCATGCCGAAGGATGCGCAGGAACGCTGCCGGAAAACGTGTTTCCGTAAGGGCAACGTCCCGCATAACCATCTGCCGGTCGGGACTGTCGTGAAGACGACCGACGGCTACATGGCCAGGAAGATTGGTGAGCCTCATGAGTGGGAATACATCCACCGGGCCACCTGGGAAAAATACAACGGCCCGATCCCGGAAGGCATGTGCGTGACCTTCAAGGACGGGAACACAGAGAACTGTGACATTGACAACCTGATGCTGATCTCCCGTGCGGAGAATGCCAGGCTCAACCAGCAGCATCTGAGATACGAAGAGCCGGAGCTGACAGAGACCGGGCTTCTGATCGCCAAGGTCCTGACCGCTGCCGGCCAGAAAAGGAGGAAAAAGCATGATCGAAGTAATACCGGAAAAGATCACAGTCGCGGACCGGATCCGCGGCATGAACGATCAGGAGCTTAACGAGTTTCTGTTTCGTTTCAAGCTCAACGCCTGCGGATGTTTCATAAAAAAAGGCGGCGCCGGACTCTTTGACGTAAAGCAGCAGCTCAATCTCCTGCAGACAGATGAAAATCTTGCGGATCTGAGAGACTGCGAATTTTCTAATTGTTTTCCATGGAGACATAACGATGACCAGTAAACCAATTTCTTAGAAAGGAGGACCGCTATGCAGCAGGCCGAGAATAAAGTGATCGAGATGCCGTCATCGATACAGATTGAGCACGACGACAAGCTCTGGATCGCGACTGGCAGAAGCCGCTATGACAAAAAATGGAAAAACAAGCAGCTCGCGTGGTCCTCCCTGCTTGGAAGACTCTCGCGTCCAGCCACAACTCCGGAAACTTTTGCCGAGTACATGAAGATGAGCAAGGACGAGCAGGACAACACAAAGGATGTCGGTGGATTCGTCGGAGGTACGCTGGAAGGCGGAAAGCGGTCGGCCAAGACCGTCAAGGACAGATCGATTCTGTCCTTCGATCTGGACTTTGCTCCGGTGGACTTCTACTCTGACATCAAGCTCGATGGAGCCTACGCCTCTGCCTGCTATTCGACACACAAGCATCAGCCGGAGAAGCCGAGGCTGAGACTTCTCATCCCGCTCTCACGATCCGTGAGTCCGGACGAGTACGAGGCCGTCGCGAGGATGCTGGCATCGGACATCGGCATGGACTACATGGATCCGAGTACATTCCAGCCGTCAAGGCTGATGTACTGGCCATCCCACGCCGAGGACGCGCCGTACTTTTTCGATTATGTGGACGCGCCGTTCCTGGATCCGGATGACATCCTGAAAAGATACCCCGGTGGCAGCTGGCACGACGCCTCGCTCTGGCCGACGTCAAAGCTGGAAGTCGAAAAGCATCACAAGATCGCAGACAAGCAGGCCGATCCGACCGCAAAGTCGGGAATCGTCGGCGCCTTCTGCCGGGCATATACCGTTCCGGAAGCAATCGACGCATTCCTCAGCGACATCTACGCGCCGACGGATCACGAGGACAGGTACACATATATTCCCGGATCCACGACCGCAGGCCTTGTCATTTATGACGATGGCAAGTTCGCCTTCAGCAACCACGGCACGGATCCGGCGGGCGGCCAGGAGTGCAACGCCTGGGATCTGGTCCGGATCCACCTCTTCGGCAGCGAGGACGACAGCGTCCGCAGCGACATCTCGCCGACAAAGCGTCCAAGCTACAAGAAGATGGAGGAATTCGCCTTCAATGACGACAAGACCAGTGGCGTCTACTACCAGGAGCACAAAAGCGTCACGGCAGCAGACTTCGACGACGATGACGATGACACGAAAGCCGAGAAGGAAAAGATCCACGAGAAGATCTGGAAGATGCTGGCCAAAGGCCGCGCCGGTGTCGTCGTGAAATCGGTTGATAACTGCAGCCTGATCTTCCGTGAGGATCCGGCGCTGCAGGGGATCAAGCATGATCTCCTGGCCGATGATATCAAGATCGATCCGAACATCCCGGTGCCGTGGGACAGGGAGCCGGGACCGTGGCGCGATCTCGATGACTCACAGCTGTACACGTACATCGCGCAGACCTATCAGGTCGAATTTGCCCGCCAGTACGTGCTCGACCAGCTGGGGCTCAAAGCGAACGCCGGCCGATATCATCCGATCAAGCAGTATCTCGAGGCGCTCCCCGCATGGGATGGTCAGCCACGAGCTGAGACTCTCCTGATCGACTATCTGGGAGCCGAGGACAACGTATACACGAGAGAGGCAACGGAAAAGATCCTCCTGGCAGCGGTCCGGAGAATCTATGAGCCCGGATGCAAGTTTGACAATATGCTCGTGATCTCCGGACCGCCGGGAACCGGAAAATCCACGCTGATCAGCAAGCTCGCCGGCGAATGGTTTTCGGATAACCTGACCTTTGACGACATGAAGGACAAGACGGCAGCTGAGAAGCTGCAGGGCTACTGGATCATGGAGATCGGCGAGCTTAAAGGCATGAGAAAGATGGACGTGGAGTCGATTAAGGCATTTATTTCCCGACAGGAAGATATTTACAGATCAGCTTATGGTCGGCACATCGGTGTGCATCCGAGACAGTGCGTGATCTTCGGAACGGTCAACAACGTGGACGGCTATCTCAAGGATATTTCCGGAAACCGCCGCTTCTGGCCAGTCGAGATCACAGGCAAGGGAGAAAAAAAGCCGTGGGATCTTACCGAAGAAGACCGTGGCCAGATATGGGCCGAGATATTTTATCTGTACAAGGAAAAGCACGAGCGGTCGCTCCTGCTCTCTCCTGCCGCTGAGAAGATCGCCCAGGAAAAACAGGTCGAAGCGCTCGAAAGCGATGAACGCGAGGGCCTTGTGGACGATTTTCTCACAAAAAAGGTACCGAAAGACTGGGAAAACATGGGCCACGAGGCAAGGATCGCGTGGCTGGACGGCGGCGAGGATGCACTCATGGCGCTGCCGGCGCAGGATGACGCGACGGAAGAACGGACACAGATCTCCGTCATCGAAATCTGGTGTGAGTGCTTCCGGAGCCCGATCACGAGGATCACGCGCCGCGACTCCTACGACATTGCGGCCATGCTGATGCGGCTCGGCTGGGAACGCACAGGCCGGCGCCGGCGGATCTCAGACTATGGGCTGCAAAGAGTTTTTGTCAGACGATAAGGAGGAAACAATGGCGATATATTTTGGTAAACCGATCCCGGAGTGGATCACAGAGCACCGAAACGACACGATCACGCTCGGCGAGCTGAGCGATGCGTGCGAAAAGAGTCAGGCCAACTGCCTGAAGCTCGCGGAAAGGTGCCTCAAGGGGAACAGAGACATGGACCTCGCAGCTTATGCCTGGTTCATGCAGGAATACATGAACGAGAAGAAAGCGCTGGACATCGCGCTCCAGATCCTCGGCGAGCGCTACGGATATCCGGAGGATCCGCCGGAAGAAGGTGACGACAAATGAGTATCTGCGATCGGTGTGAAGAATACGGAGCCCGTGACTGCCAGCACTGCGAACTGGGCAATCCGTGCATAGGCTGCACGGACTACGATGAGGCAAGCGACACTTGCCGATCTAACGGCGCGTGCTATGACTGGTACGCGAAGCAAGACGCTGAGAAAGAGGGTGCACTGGAATGAAAAAGGAATACACAGAAGAGACTCGCATGGTCCACATCAGCATGACCAACTCGGGCAGCGGAACACAGATCGGCTGCATTAACAGCAAAGACCTCATCCTGGGCCAGGTGGATCCGGAGGAAGGTTTCCCGATTGATCACTCGAGTACAGTCTGCAAGCCTGATCCGGTGAAAACCGTGTCTAAGATCATCGACGGCGTAAAGACTCAGATCTGTGACAGCTATTGCAAATATGCCGACGGTGTGACCAAAGAGGGCTATGACCAGATGCTGGAAAAGCATTGCGCGAACTGTCCGCTGAATAAGCTGTGAAGGAGAACAATGGCCGAGATAGATATTACCAAGCTGGTAAACAAGGGCATGCCGAAAACGTGGACGTGTCCGCACTGCGGGAAAAGAAATAGAACCGGACCGTATAAGGAAGAAGAATTGATTGAATTCGGGAAAACGCTGCAGCAATGCGACTGTTGCGGATATGTGCATCTCTGGAAGCTGGAGCTGACAGAAGACTTTAAGCACGCCGTAGTAGATATGCTGCTGAGCGAAGCTAAGAAAGGAGAATCATAAATGAGTAGATTGATTGACGCCGATCGTTTGAAACATGAGTTAAACGCCATTGACGGCTTTGCCGGTTCCGCTGATTTCACTGAAAACCAGCTCATAGGCTTACACATGCTTATCGATGATCAGCCAACCGTGACTGAGAACTCATCCGAAATTGAAATCGATGATCTCGACAAAAAGTATATCCGACGCTTCGGCATGACACGCGAAGCAATCCGCGAGACTATGATCCGAGTACAGAATTATGCGGTCGGGCTGCTCGACTGTGCTGAGGACTTCCTCGGAAAGAACGGCACCGATTACGGTGACGGCCTCGGCGTTCTCAACGATATCAAAGACGACTGTGACTGTCCGCATGACAAAAAGCTCTTTGTGCCGTATATGAAAAATGTCACGCTGTTCATGCACTTGATCTCGGGGCGCACACTCTGGGGTGGCTACACGAGCGCGCTGGAAGCCTGCGACGACTGCGGACTGGATCCGGATAAATTCGGAACAAGAACGCCGGAAGACGTCAACGAAGAAAACCCAGGAAACAACGAAGATAATGAGGACATCCCGTTCTGCTAAGGAGGGCAGCTATGCGGTGCTAAGTACAGGAAAACAGTGCCACGCTGAGCCACGTAACCATAGGCGACATCATGAGCTTCATAAAGGTATGGCTTGGTAGAAATAAGCAGGTGCTCGTTTTTGAAAACCCGAGTCCAGAAAAAGAAAAGGAGAAATGATTATGATCGATAAATTTCAGGAAGAACAGGAACAAGAGCTGAGAGAAGCGGCGAAGAAAATGAGCGAAGCATGTGCAGCGTTTTATTGTTCTGACGAAAGTTGCTGCGCTTGTCCCGCCTATATTGAAAATAAGCTTACAGGTGAAACAAGATGTTATTTTTCTGATACCTGGACAGAACCGCATGAATGGGATGTGTGAAGAGGAGGACTAAGCATGAACAGGCAGCAGAGACACGCGGCAGGGATCAAAGGCAAGGATCCGGTGCGCATGATGAAGCAGAGCGACATCGACTTGATCCGGCAGCAGGCGCAGGCCGACGCTTCCGCAGAGGCGATGGCGCTCCTCCTCTCCCTGGTCATCCGGGCAGTCCGCAGAAAATACGGCTGGGGACGCAAGCGTCTGGGCGACCTCTGCGAAGCGATCATTGACGAGTATGCGGAGCTGGATGAGAGCTCAATGTCGCTCAGTGACTATCAGGATTTTGTCTATGAAACGGTCGGAATCAAGTTCAAAACGACCGATTAACGTGTGACAAGCTCTGTGACAAGCCCTGTGACAAGCGTGACAAGCTCCGGAGCTTGTCACAAAAACGTTGTGACAAGTGTGACAAGCTCCGGAGCTTGTCACAGAGCTTGTCACAGCCGGGAAGCCTTGATTTTACTGCATTTCTTGTTGTTTTTGTGACAAGTGACAAGATTTTATATATATAAACATATTCAAAATAAAACCACCTGCAACAAGAAAAAAGTGGTAGCAGGTATATTAAATTAAATGCTCTAATACGCGCGTGAGACTTGTCACACTTGTCACAGCACTGCGGGAGGTTATCAATGAAATCAATTAGACGGGAGGCATCCGTCGAACAGTCCTTTGTCAAAAGGCTCAAAAAATCAGGATGCCTCGTTTACAAATTCGTGAGCCCGGGAAACGACGGGGTGCCGGATCGGATCGTCATCACTCCGGAAGGCAGTGTGATCTTTGTCGAACTGAAGACGGAGATCGGAAGGCTGCGGGGTGAGCAGAAATCTCAGATCCGGAAGCTGAAAAGGCACGGGCAGGACGTCCGGGTGATCTACGGAGCCGACGAGGTCGATCAATTTGTTCAAGAGATCAGGAAGGAGGTGATGCCCGAATGAAGTTCATCCCATACGATTATCAGAAAAGAGCAATCGATAAGATCATGACGCTCCCGTCAGTCGGTCTGTTTTTGGAGATGGGCCTCGGCTGAGCAAGTCGGTCATCACGCTCACTGCGGCAAAGCGCCTGATCTACGACGAACTGGCAGTGACGCGCGTCCTTGTTGTTGCGCCTCTCATGGTCGCCAGAGATACGTGGAGCCGGGAATGCGAAAAATGGGACCACCTGAAGGATCTCCGGGTCTCGAAGATCCTCGGATCCGCGAAGCAGCGGCGGGAAGCTGTCGCCGCGGAGGCCGATATCTATGTGATCAACCGTGAAAATGTGGCTTGGCTTGTGCGGAACTACCGATCCTCCTGGAAGTGGGACATGCTGGTGATCGACGAGCTGAGCTCCTTCAAGAGCTCGAAGTCGGAACGCTTCCGAGCACTGAAACGGATCCGGCCGATGTTCCGGCGGATCGTAGGCCTCACCGGCACACCGAATCCGAACGGGCTCATGGATCTCTGGGCGGAGGTCTATCTCCTCGACGGAGGCGAACGGCTGGAGAAAACGATCGGCGCGTACCGTCGGAAATACTTCCGCCCAGGAAGATCCAACGGCTACGTCGTTTATAACTGGATCCCGGTCCCAGGCGCTGACAGAGCTATCCCGGAAAAGATCAAAGACATCACGGTGTCGATGCTATCGAAAGATTATCTCCAGCTCCCAGCCCGGATTGATAGGATCGTCCCGGTGACGCTCACCGACGAGGAGAAGAAGGTATACAAAAAGCTCGAAAAGGAGCATCTCCTGGAGCTTGACAATGAGACTGAGGTATCGGCGGCCAATGCCGCGGCAGTCATGGGAAAGCTCCTGCAGCTGTCCGGCGGCGCGATTTATGACGATGACGGTGGCGTGGTCGAGTTTCACCGGGAAAAAATCAGGGCGCTCGAGGAAATTATTGAGACGAGCGATGAGCCGGTGCTCGTCTTTTATGGCTACCGGCATGAACGGTCGAGGATCCTGAAGGCCTTCGAGAAATACGAGCCCAGAGAGCTGAAGACGGAGGACGACATCAGAGACTGGAATGAGGGAAAAATCCGGGTGCTCATTGCACATCCTGCAAGCGTGGGCTACGGGCTGAACCTGCAGGACGGCGGGCACATTATTGCGTGGATTACGTTACCTTGGTCCTTGGACCAGTACCAGCAAGCGGTCGCACGCCTTTACCGTCAAGGGCAGCGACGCCCTGTGATCGTCCATCATCTGATCGCGACGGGCACGGTGGACGAGCAGGTGATGGAAGCACTGCAGAAAAAGAACACCGGGCAGGCGGAACTGATGCACCTGCTGGATGAGAGAAGAAAAACATGACCGGAAAAAACACGAGGCACTTTTCAACAAAAGGCACTTTTTCCGGAGGGGCTATTTTTTGGAGGGCCAGAAAATGACAGGCAAGGAATTTTTAAGCGAGTACGGAAAACTGAAGTCCTGTATTCGCAGCAAAAAAGATCAGCTCATAGAGCTGCAGGACTCGATGACAAGTCTGAAGGCAATCAGGTATGACAAGGACAGAGTGCAGAGCTCTCCGTCCAGAGACCCGATGCTCGACGGCATGATAAAAATCGAGGAGAAAAGCAACAGCATCGCAAGGGATATCACAAGGCTCACAGACATGGGCGACGATATCATCAACCGCCTCAACAGGATGAGGAGCCCGGCGCTCATGGATCTGCTGACGCGCAGGTACATCAGGGGCGAGAGCTTCGAGGAGATCGCGGTCGGCATGGGCTACAGCTACAAGACCACGCTCAACTATCACGGCGATGCCCTGCTCGAGTTTGAAGACGTGAACAAAGATATTAAACTGATGGAAAAATATGGAAGTTTCGGGAATAGCAATGTGATATAGTGATAGTAGTCAGGTCTGGGATGAGGGACAGAGCTCCTGATCCCGCTGAGGCGGGAGGTAACTCCCGCAATCGCATAGTCAGCGTCGATCGCGCAAGTGGTCGGCGCTTTTATTATGCCCGAAGCAAAAGAGTGGAATTTTCTGAAAAAGCAGAAATAACATTGCTATTGTGTCCGCGTCACGCTCAATTCAAGGTACTGTGACGCGGAAAGAAAGCGCCGCGGATCGCGCGAGCCCAAACGATCCCTATTTTTTGAGCCTGTTTTCGGGCATTTTGTTAGGAGGAGGCCTATGCCAGAGAAGGATCCGACGATCAACGTCGCCAAAAACAACCTGATCTCGACCAGGGGCCTCGCGACTCTGCTCGGTCTGTCTCCGGAACGTGTCCGGCAGATGGAAGACGAGGGTTCACTGGACTCCGTTCTGGTCGGGAAAAACAAATATTTTCCGCTGAAGGAGTCGGTCCGGACGTATATCGAATTTTTGAAGAACTCGAAGAGCTCGGCTGCCGGAACCGATGAGCAGAGAAAAACAAAAGCAGATGCCGACTGGAAGGAAGCCAAGGCAGACATCGAACGCATGAAGCGCGATGAGCTGCAGGGCATGCTTCACTCGGCGGAAGATGTCGAGGCGGTCATGACCGACCTGGCACTTGAGATCCGGTCCGCTCTCCTGGCACTCCCGGGACGACTGTCCAAGGACATTGCGGCCGAGAGTTCGCCAACGGAATGCAGCAAGATGATCAAGACAGAGGTCTCGCAGATCCTCGACACGCTGGCGAGATACAAGTACGATCCGGAGGTATACAAGCAGAGAATCAGAGAGAGGCAAGGGTGGTCTAATCTTGACACAGCAGAAGAAGACGAAGAGGACGAAGAAGACAGCCCAGAAGGCTGATCAGCTCCGGCAGCAGGCCCTTGCATCTCTTAATCGTACCGTCAAAAAGGCCGTCGCAAGCTTCAAAGCTCCGGAAGATCTCTCCGTGATGGAATGGTCTGACAAATATCGTCAGCTCTCTCCGGAGAACTCGGCGGAGCCTGGGCGCTGGAGGACATCCAGGACGCCCTATCTTGAGGAGCCGATGGATGCCTTCACGGATCCAAAGGTGCACACGATCGTCGTCGTGGCATCTTCTCAGGTCGGCAAGACCGAGATGGAGCTCAACATGCTGGGTTATGAGATCGACATCGATCCGGGGCCCGCGATGTGGGTCACGCCGACCGCTGAAAACGCTGAGGACTTCTCAAAGCGACGGATCGCGCCGATGATCCGGGACACAAAGCCTCTCCGGAAGAAGGTTTCCGGATCCGCTGCCGGCAGGAAGGCATCCAACGCAATTCTGAAGAAGAAATACCCCGGCGGCATGCTGACGCTAACCGGATCCAGCAGCCCGGCGAACCTTGCGTCTGTTCCTGCACGGTATGTATTCGGCGATGAGATTGACCGCTGGGCGACTGATGCCGGCGGTGAGGGCGATCCGTGGTCCCTGCTGGAAGCCCGGACCGCAACATTCTACAATCGCAAGATGGTCATGGTCTCCACTCCGACCGTCAAGGGCCGGTCGCGGATCGCGAAGGCCTTCGACACCGGCACGCGGGAATACTGGTGCGTCCAGTGCCCGCACTGCGGTGAATGGGTCTTTGTGGAGTTTGACAATATACGATTCAAGCATGAGAAAATTCAGGTAGAGACAGGCGGCGACGTGCAATACAGAGTGCACGACGTCGTTTTTTGTTGCCCTGAGTGCGGGTGCATCTCCGACGAGCAGACGATTAAGCACGCGCCGCATGAGTGGGTGGCTGAGAATCCGGATGCTTATCAGAACGGCGTCCGGTCATTCTGGATCAACGCCTTCTCATCTCCCTGGATGAGCTGGGAGCACATTATCCTGCGCTTCCTGGAGGCGTCTGGGAACGGCGATCCGCAGAAGCTGCAGACAGTATTTAATACCCTGCTCGGCAAACTGTGGGAGGACCGTGGCGATCTGGCCACCAATGACGAGATGCTGGAGCGCCGTGAGCACTACGGTGCTGAACTCCCCGACGGCGTCTTGGCGCTTACGATGGGTGTCGATACACAGGATAACCGGCTGGAGTATGAGGTGGTCGGCTATGGCCGATTCAATGAGACCTGGGGCGTTCAGAAAGGCGTGATCATGGGATCGCCCGGTGTCCCGGATCTGCCGGGAAAGCAGTCCGTGTGGACGAGGCTCGACCGCCTGATCGACAAGGACTGGACTTTTGCAAATGGCAAGAGCCTCCGGATCTCCGTCACCTTTGTGGACTCCGGCGGCCATTACACACAGGACGTCTATGAGCAGTGCGCGAGACGACTGAACAAGCGCGTGTTCGCGATCAAAGGAAAAGGCGGTGAGGGCATTCCGTTCACGAAAGCGCCGACGAAAGTCGATATCGTGAGGGAAGGCAGGGCCGTCGGCAAGGCGTGGCTCTACACGATCGGCGTCGATGCCGGCAAGGAGCGGATCATGAAGGCACTGAAGATCGGCGATCCCGGTCCGGGATATTGTCATTTTCCGGATAACGCGGGCCGGTCCTACGACGGTGCCTTTTTCAACGGTCTGCTTTCCGAGAAGCTGACGCTGAAGGGCACGCGGTGGACCTGGGAGAAGATCCCGGGACATCAGAGAAACGAGCCGCTCGACTGCCGGAACTATGCGAACGCTGCCGAGCAGCTGCTGAACCCGAATTTTGACAGGATTGAAAACGAGCTCCGGAACGAGGGCACGGAAACCGAAGCACCTCGCCCGACTCGCAGAAAAATCATAAAGAAACAGCAGAAAAGGAGGGACTATTTTGACAACTATTGAGCGAAAAAAGGCCCGCCTCGAACTGTACTATGCAGCCGAGGAGGCGATCCTCTCCGGCGCACAGAGTTATCAAATCGGATCCCGGACGCTCACGAGGGCGAATCTCGGGACGATCGAGACCATGATCAAGAAGCTCGAGGCCGAGGTCGGAGTGTTGGAAGACGGCAGGAAGCCGCGCAAGGCTTTCGGCGTGACGCCGAGGGACATCTGAGGAGGGGCGCATGTCGAAGAAAAAGAAGAAAAAGAACAAGACTGCGCTGTCCTCCAAGAAGCTCGGGCGCGTGATCGACCGCGGCTACAGTTCGGAAGGCGCGAGCACACACAAGCGGGCGCTCAAAGGTTTCAAGGCGGACTCAGGCAGCCCGATCGAAGATATTGATTTTAATAACCGGACACTCCGGCAGCGGGCGCGGATCCTCTATATGGGCGCACCGATTGCGACCAGCGCGATCAAGACGAACCGGACCAACGTGGTCGGCACCGGTCTCCGACTGAACCCGAAGATCAACGAGGAAGTGCTTGGCATTTCTCCGGAAGACGCGGAGGCCTGGGAGAAAAACGTCAAGGCCGAGTTCGCACTGTGGGCAGATACAAAAGACAGCTGCGACGCTACGGGAATCAATAACTTCTACGGCCTGCAGCAGCTGGCACTCCTCTCGTGGCTGTCTTCCGGTGACGTCTTCGCGACGCTTACCTTCGAGAAGACGACACCGATGCAGCCCTACGGACTGCGGATCCACCTGATCGAGGCGGACCGGATCGGAACGCCGGGTGCTGCGGTGTCTCAGGCGCTCATGTACACCGAAGGAACCGCCGAGAACGGGAACCGGATCCACGACGGCGTAGAGGTGGATGCCTCCGGCCGGGTGGTCGCCTACTACGTCCGGAACACTTATCCGTTCCAGGCGACGACAGACATCACGCACTGGCAGCGGGTCGAGGCATACGGCGCAAGGACCGGCCTTCCGAACATCATCCATGTGATGAACTCAGAACGGCCGGATCAGTACCGTGGCGTCACGATGTTGGCGCCGGTGATCGAGCAGCTGCAGCAGTTGAAGAGATACACAAACAGCGAGCTGATGTCTGCCCTGGTCGAATCGTTCTTCACAGCGTTCATCAAGACGACGGAGGATGCCTCTGAGAATCCGTTCAACGAGGCACTGCCGACGGACGACGAGCCACGTGAACAGTACGATCCGAACGAGTACCTGATGGGACCAGGCCAGATCAACGTGATGAACCCGGGCGAGGATGTCGCTTTTGCGGATCCGAAGCGTCCGGCGAGTGGTTTCCAGGGCTTCGTGAACGCGATCGCCAAGCTGATCGGCGCCGCGCTCGAGATCCCCGCGGATCTCCTGCTGAAGGAGTTTAACTCGAGTTATTCGGCGAGCCGTGCGGCACTGCTCGAAGCCTGGAAGTCCTTCAGGATGTACCGGGCGTGGTTCACCGATGACTTTTGCAAACCAATATACAAGGTCTGGCTGTACGAAGCAGTCGCCAGGGGCCGCGTCGAGGCTCCTGGCTTTTTTACTGATCCGAAGGTACAGGCTGCATGGCTCGGCGCGGACTGGATCGGACCGTCTCAGGGACAGCTGGATCCGGAGAAGGAAATGAACGCCGAGGTTATGGCAATACAGAACGGCTTCTCGACATACGAAGACTCGACGGCGCGGCTTAACGGCGGCGACTGGCAGGCCAATATGTCGAAACTAGAGCGAGAAAAGGAGCGAATGGATGAATTACAAAGACAGACTGCGCAACAGCCTTCCGGGCCGGTTCCTCCCGGCGACGGGGCCGCGTAAACCATACGTCATCAATGACCTGGGCGCCGGAGCCTATGAGATCCAGATGTACGGCGAGGTCGTCGAAGAGCGACCGACAGACTGGTGGACTGATGAGCCGGTCGAGGGCATGTACATCGTCCTCTCTGAGTTCCTGGATGACCTCGATCGGATGAGCAACGCATCCTCCGTCACAGTCCGGATCAACTCTCCGGGCGGCGATCTGGAGGCCGGCGTGGCCATTTACAACCGACTGAAGGACATGCCCAACGTGACGACCATTGTGGACGGCCTGGCGGCCTCTGCAGCGTCTCTGATCATGCAGGCGGGCAAGACAAGGAAGGTCTACCAGAACAGCCAGGTGATGGTGCACAGCGCCTCTGTGCTGCTCTTCGATTATTACAATCTGGCAGATCTGCAGGACGCCGAGAAGCGTCTCAAGGCTGCCAATGATCAGGTGATCAACACCTACACGGAGAGGACCGGAAGGGACAGCGTGAAGGTGCGTCACATGGTTGAGGACACGACCTGGATGACAGGTCAGGACATCATCGACGAGGGCTTTGCCGATGAGCTGATCCAGCAGCAGCTCCCGATGGCCATGAGCGCCGACAGGCGTTTTGTGATCAGCAATGGAATGCGTATAGACTCCAGGGCCTTCGGCAAAGCCCTGCCGACTATAAAAGAAACTGCAAACGCCGGGGTACCGGCAAAATCTACTAGCAAGGAGGTCAAGAAGAGTATGACACTTGACGAACTGAAGGAGAAAGAGCCGGGCCTCGTTAAAGACATCGAGGACGCGGCGAAGGCTTCGGTGGACACTGATTCCATCGCAGCACAGGCACGCGCTGAAGAGCGCACAAGAATTCAGGAGATCGAGTCCATCGAGGCGTCTATCGCCGACAAGGATCTCGTCAACTCCGCAAAATTCGGCGAGAAGCCGATGAGCGCCCGCGATCTGGCTTTTGCGGCTATGCAGCAGCAGGCAAAGATCGGAAACAAAGTCCTGGGCGCTATGCTGGACGATTCCAAGCAGTCCGGCGCTGAGGAAGTAAAGCCCGAACCGGTTGACGGTGTGGAAGGCGCAGCCGACGCCAAAGCACAGAAGGCCGCTAAGGACCAGGAAGATATCAAAGCCGCTGCCGCAGCGCTCGGCTTCGGAAAGGAGACAAAATAATGGCACTTGTACAGAACGTCGATTTTGACAACCTCGTGATCAAGGGTGCTGAGCATGTCGGCACTCTTACCCTCGCCGCTGAGCAGGGTGAACTGAAAAAGGGCACGATCGTGACCTCTGCCGGCAAGAAGGCTGTGACCGGTGATACGCCTTATGGCATCCTCGCTGATGACGTGGACGCGACCAAGGCCGTCGTCGCTGAGGTTTACCTGGACGGAACCTATGCGCGTGAAACTGTAGAAGCCGCGACCGGCTTTAAGCTGGCGGCAGCTGATATCGCTGCTCTGCGTGATGCGAACATCTACGTCGAGCACGCTATTGCATAAAGGAGGCAAGAAATGGATTTTACTAATACACTCACTCTCCTGGCTGCTATCGAAGAGGTACCGAAGGAGGCAACCTTCCTCCGCAACAGATACTTCCCGACTAACGCCAGCACCGACATTTTCGCAACTGATGAGGTCCTTGTGGAGTACAAGGACGGGGACAAGAAGCTCGCGCCCTTTGTATCTCCCCGCAAAAACGGAGTCAGCGTATTCCGCGAGGGCTACGAGATCCACAAGTTCGAGCCGGCAAACATTGCGCCGAAGAGACCGCTCTATATCGATGAGCTGAAGAAGAAGGGCTTCGGTGAGGCTCTCTTCTCTACTCTCACTCCGGAGCAGAGACAGACCGCGCTCTTGATGAAAGACTATCAGGATCTCGATCAGATGATCTCCCGTCGTGAGGAGAAGATGGCTGCGGAGCTTCTGCAGACCAACGGCCTCGTTATGAAGCACATCGCCGACAAGGGCGACGAGTACGAGGAGAAGAGCATCCAGTTCTATACCGGATCCTCTAATCCGGCAGTATATACACCGTCCAAGTCCTGGGCAGATGCTTCCGCGGACATCTACGGAGACATCGCTGCGATGATCGCTATGCTGACAAAGAAGGGCCTGCCGGCAACGGATGTCCTCCTCGGAACGGATGCGACTGCTGCTTTTATCAACAACACACAGATCCAGAAGTTCATGGACAACCGCCGCTTTGAACTCGGCGGAATCTCCCAGGCAGAGCTTCCGAGCGGCGCGGCTCAGCTCGGCACGCTCGTGGTCAATGGCCACAAGATGACCTTCTACGGCTACGACAACACCTACACCGACGACGATGGATCCGACAAGCCGTACATCGACGCCGCATCCGTTATCGTTACTGCTCCGGCATGCGGTCGCACCGCTTACGGCGCTGTCACTCAGGTCGAGCAGGCAGACGGGGAGTTCCACACCTATGCAGGCGCTCGTGTTCCGCACTACGTTGCAAGCGCTGAGGGCAACTCCAGAAGCATCACGATCACTGCCAAGCCGCTGATGATGCCGAACCATAAGAACGCATTCATCTGCGGAAAGGTGATCCTGTGATCCGGATCATCCAAGGGACCTACGGCTTCCGCGGTCCGGATGGAATAATTCGGGCAAAAACTCACGCGGATGGTCCCTTTGAGGAGTCACCTGAGCAGGAGCAGAAACTGATCCGTCTCGGCGTGGCCGAAGCCGTTGAGACACCGAAGGCACCGGCGCCGAAAGCACCGGCTGCAGCAAAGAAGGAGGTCAAAAAATGTCCGCCTTCAAAGAGCAGATCCTGAAGGACGTCGAGAACACCTTCCTGAATGTGGATGAGTTTTCCGACGTTCACACAGTAAACGGCATTGAAATGCCGGTCCAGATCGACAACATAGAGCAGATCGAGCGTGAAAAACGTGTCAACCAGACAATGGACGGCATATTCACACAGCAAAAGCTGATCTATGTCAATGCGGCGGACTTCGGTCCGCTCCCGAAGCAGGGCAGCCTGCTGAAGCTGGACAAAAGAACCTATAAAGTCATGGACGCGATCGATGAGGATGGCGTCTACAGTATCACGATCGAGGCAAACCGAGCATGAATTTACATTATGAGGTCGATCAGGCACAGCTGAATGAGGCGGTCGAGAAGCTGGGCAATGTAAAATCCGGAGCTCCGAAGGCCATCAGCAGAGCGCTCAACAAGACGGCGACATCCGCAAGGAAACACCTGTCCGATGGGATCAAGCAGCTGTACACGGCCAAGGTCACTGGCGTCAAAAGCGCCATGAAGATCAAAAAGGCAACCACCGGAAACCTTGTCGCTCAGATCGATGCCAGCGGCTCAGCCCTGAAGATCTCGCTTTTCCACACCGGCAAAAATACCAAGCGGAAGGGAGCAAAAGTAGAGATCATGCGTGGGCACGGCTTGCGTCCGGTCGGACTGAACGGCAACAAGTCCTATAAGAACGGCGAGATCTATGCCAGAACAACGAAAGCAAGGGGCCCGAACCTCCAGTTCAAAGGTCCTTCCGTCCCGAAGATGATCCTGAACGACAGCTCCGGCGGTGCTTTTAAGCAGGTGGATCCGCAGATCAAGTCGGATCTGCACAGATACATGGACACGCAGATCGCGCTCCTGGTGGGAGGAGGTAACTGATGAGCACAATGCCAACGGCCTCGATCCTGCTGCTGCAGAAGACACTGCTGAAGGAAGTCGTGAGTCTCCTGGCGGAGATGAAGTTCGAGAACTCGGACGGCGAGACAGTGACCGGTGTGACCGGTTACGAGCAGCGGCTTCCGCAGATCACGGAAGACGACGAGGACAGCTCGCAGTTCTTCCCGTATGCGGTCGTAAGGGCGACGGGCTGGAACACGAAAGACGACACGGATCCGTGGCATGTCACGCTCGACGTGCTTTTTGGCATCGTCGATACCAGCAAGGACAGTCACGGGCACGAGCTTCTGATGAACATGATCCAGAAGGTCGCGGATCGGTTCATCCATGAGCCTCTGCTCGATCACAGCTACAGAGCTGAGCAGAATATCGATGCAGAGCTTCAGGATGAGGATACCTATCCGTACTACTTCGGTGGGATCGAGTTCGTGTTCACCGCACCGAAAATCGAAAGGAAGATCGAGTTTGATGAAAACAAGTACACGTAAGCAGGCATCGAAAGCCGCGCCGGCTGCAGCTGCGGCCGCTGCGGATCCGAAGCCTGTCGAAAAGAAAAAGACGGAAGAGAGACGGCTGTATGTCGGGCCTACGATCTACGGGGTCGCAAGACACGGCAGCGTCTACATCGGGATCCCGTCGGGGGTCGAAGCGGCCCGCAAAGATGTCCCGGATCTTATCAATTTGTTTATCCCGATCACCGACTACGGAAAAGCCTCAGAGCAGATCCGCAAAGGTACCGGATATATCGGCGTCGCGTACAAGCACGCTGAGGTCTATGCAGACAAAGTAAGAAACGGAGGTATTAGATAATGGCAATTCAGCACGGCATCTCCGTCCGCGAAGCGGACACAGCCATCACCGCTCCTGTCACTGGTTCCAACAGCGTGCAGGTTGTGATCGGCACCGCACCGGTGAACCAGGCAGCCGATCCGGCCGCAGTGGTCAACACTCCGGTGCTTGCAAATAATGCGGTCGAGGCAATGGAAAAGCTCGGCTACAGCGCGGATTTTAAGAGTTTCACACTCTGCTCCGTCATGTATGCGATGAGCAATCTCTACAGCATCGGACCGGTCGTATTCATCAATGTTCTGGATCCTTCCAAGCATTCCAAAACCTTCTCCTCTGAGGCTGTCACTGTTGTGGATAAGCAGGGCACGCTCTCTCATGACGGTGTCATCCCGTCCAGTCTGAGCGTATCTGCCGGAGACAAGGATCTCAAGCTCGGCACGGACTACACCGTATCCTTCGAGGACGGCAAGGCAGTTCTGACTCTGGTCAGCGAGGCAACTTCTCTGACTGTGTCTGGCTCCTATCTGGATCCGTCTATGGTTACGGCATCCGATATCATCGGCGGTATCGACAGCTCTACCGGCAAAGAGACCGGCATGGAAGTCATCCGTCAGGTATACCCGAAGCTGTCTATCGTTCCGGGCATCCTCGAGGCACCGTACTTCTCCAAGCAGGCAGAGGTTGCGATCGCACTGATCGCAAAGTGCGGCAACATCAACGGCGTCTTCAAGGCTCAGGCGTTTGTGGATATTCCGTCCGACAGCACGGGTGCGAAGCTCTACACCGACGTCAAGACCGTCAAGGAAAAGATGGGCATCGGATCCACCTTCGCGCAGGCATACTGGCCGCAGGCTAAGGTCGGCAGCATCCAGCTTCCGCTTTCCGTTGTGGCCGCGGTGAGATCTCAGTATCTCGACAATGTCAACGGAGATGTTCCGTATAACAGCCCGTCCAACAAGGAGCTCGCGATCACCGGCACCGTCCTCGAAGACGGCACTGAGGTCATCCTGGATCAGGATCAGGCGAACACGGTCAACTCCTTCGGCGTTGTCACCGCGCTCAACCTCAACGGCTTCCGCCTGTGGGGCAACTACACCTGCGCATTCCCGGCAGATAACGATGCTAAAAACATCTGGATCAATGTCCGCAGAATGTTCAACTGGCAGGCAAACAACTTCATCCTCAACTACATCGCGAATGTAGATGATCCGATGAACAGACGTCTGATCGATACGATCATCGACTCCGAGAATATCAGATGCAGCTCCTACGCTCCGGAATACTGGGCAGGCGCATCCATCGAGTATCTCGACAGCGACAACACGACCAGCAACATCCTTGCCGGTCACATGCTTTTCCGCCAGCACATTGCACCGTATACTCCGGCACAGTTCATCGAGAACGTCGTGGACTACGATGTCGATACACTGACCGCAGCACTGACAGGAGGTAACGCATAATGAGCCTTTTACCTGAACTTATCAACAATTACAACGTCTACAATAGGGGATCCCAGTGGATCGGCGTCACCGGTGACGTCGAGCTTCCGTCCCTTGAGTCTCTGACTGAGACAATGGAAGGCGCCGGAATGCTCGGCGAGGTCGATGTTTCTGCGGTCGGCCATTTTGCCTCCGGTCAGATGACCGTGCCTTTTGTCACGGTCAACAAGCAGGTGTTCGACGCGATCAACTTCTCGCAGCCGCTTGAGCTGCAGATCCGTGCATCCAAGCAGTCCGCAGACAAGGCGACCGCTGGCGTTGACTATACGCCGACCAGAGTTGTCATCCGAGGCATGGGCCACACTGTCGAGCCCGGGCATTTTACCAAGGGCAAGTCGATGGAGACCTCTGTCGAGATCGAGTACACCTACATCAAAATTGAAGACGAGAACACGACCGTGCTTGAGCTGGACAAGCTCAACAACGTCTTCATTGTAAACGGAGTGGATCAGCTTGCTAAGATCCGCTCTCAGATCTGATAAGCCACAAAACTAGGAGGACAGAGTTATGGCAGATGAGAAAAATACCAAGGTAATCGAGATCACTACGACTTCGGACAACGTGATCAAACTGACAAAGACCTATAAGCTCGACGGACGTGAGATCAAGGAGCTGGATCTCTCCGGCCTCAAGGATCTCACGATGGCCGACTATGAGCAGGTGCGCAAATATCTGGCAACCAGAGGCGTGACGCCTCCGGCTATGCTGGCAGAGGCAGATCCGACCGTGACCAACGCTTACGCGGCGGTCGCGTGTCACCTGCCCTTCGAGTTTTTCGAGCAGCTTAACCTGCCCGACGGCTATGCCGTGAAGAACAAGGTCATGGGTTTTATCTACAGCGGGGGATCCGACTCGGAGACCTGAGCGGCCTCCATAAGCTGTCGATAACTCTGTCGATCGAGCTGAAGACAGGACTGGACTATATCCGGGACCTGTCTCTTTTCGATGTTCTGGATATCTGCGACGACATCAACGAGCTGAACAAGGAAATGGAGCTGAAAGTAAAGGCGGCGAAGCATGGCAAGTGAACAATCTATAACGATCAAAATTGCCGGCCAGCTGGACGGCTCTCTCAACCAGGCGGTCTCCGGGGCGCAGAAGGCGCTCGGACAGCTTTCCTCGTCCTCCGGAAACGCGCTCACGCGCGTCGGATCGGCGATGGAAACCGTCGGAAGTACACTCACGAAGACAGTTACCCTCCCGCTTGTCGGGGCGGGGGCTGCTTCCGTAAAGCTCGCGTCGGACTATGAGTCCGGACTGGCAAAGGTTACGTCCATTGTAAACGCCACCGGTCAGAATACCGGTGACACGATGGACAAAATGCGGAAGGACATCCTGGACCTGTCCAACACGACAGACATGGCCACCGGTGACATCACCGATGCAACCTATCAGGCGATCTCCGCGTCAGTTCCCGCGGCGGATGCCGTGCAGTTCGTGGCCGATGCGGCAAAGCTCGTAAAGGCCGGACTCACGGACACGTCCACGGCGACAGATACATTAACAACGGCAATAAATGCCTATGGCTATAAGGCATCCGACGCCATAGGTATCTCTGATAAGCTGCTGCAGGTACAGAACTATGGTAAAACGACCATCGACGAACTCGGCCAGTCAATCGGCCAGGTCATTCCTACGGCGGCAATGTACAACACGTCACTGGATCAGCTGTCGGCAGGCTACATCGCTCTGACGAAAAACGGCGTTGCGACATCTCAGGCCACGACATACATGAACTCTATGCTTTCTGAGCTCGGCAAGTCCGGCACAACGGCATCAGATCTCCTGCAGTCGAAGACAGGAAAGTCCTTCAGCCAGCTGATGAGCGAGGGCAAGTCCCTGACAGATGTTCTGGGCGTCCTAGATCAGGCAGCTAAGGAGAACGGCAAGTCGCTCGGCGACGTCTTCTCCAACAAGAATGCGATCAAGGGCGCGGCGGTGCTCACTCAGCACGCAAAAGACTTCAACGACGGCCTGTCTGTGATCCAGGCAACCGCGGGCAATGCGGGAGCGGTCACGAACAAGGCGGTCGAGGATATCAACAACAACGATCCGACGCACAACGTCCAGATGCTGACGAACTCCGTCAAGAACCTGGGCGTGGCCATCGGTGAAAATCTTCTCCCACTTCTCACTCCGGTTGTGGATAAACTGACTGGAATGGTGCAGAAGTTCGGGAAATTTGTGGATAACTTAACTCCGGAGCAGAAGGAAATGGCTCTGAAGTTCGCGGGCATTGCCATCGCAGCAGGCCCGGTCGTGTCGATCTTCGGCAAGCTCCTGAAGGTGGGCGGCGGCATCGCTTCCTTCTTCGGTGGGCTCGGCAAGGGTGCGGACACGGCAGCCAAGGCGACCGGAAAAGTTTCGAAAGCGGCTTCTGGCATGGGCGCAGGCGCGAAGGACTTCATGGCCATCGGCGCGGGCGTAGCTCTCGCCGGTGCCGGCATGTTCCTTCTGGCCAAGGCGGCGATTGCGCTCGGCAAGGCCGGACCATCTGCACAGGTGGCTCTGATCGGCCTGTCTGTTGACATGGCCGCACTGATGGCCGTCACAGCGGCCCTCGGCCCGTCGCTCAAGGGCGCGGCGCCTGGGCTTGCGGCTCTCGGCGGTGCGGTCCTGATGGCAGCCGCGGGCATGTCTCTCATGGCAATGGCAGCGATCCAGCTGTCCTCTGCCGGATCCGGCGCTTATGGTGCGCTGATCCTCATGACGGCAGGCATCGCCGGTCTGATGGCGATGGCAGGACTCGTCGGTCCACAGCTTGCGGGCGCGGCGCCCGGGCTTCTGGCCTTCGGCGGCGCTGTCCTCATGGCAGCGGGCGGTATGTCCCTCATGGCAATGGCTGCGACACAGATGGCTTCCGCGGGGCCGATAGCTCTGGCGGGTCTGGCAGTCATGGAGGGCGGCATGGTCGCTCTGCTCGCAGTCGCCGGCGCAATGGGTCCGTCCCTTGCGGTGGCGTCCTCGGGTCTTCTGGCCTTCGGCGGTGCGGTCCTGATGGCATCCGCTGGCATGTCTCTCATGGCAATGGCAGCGACACAGATCGCATCTGCCGGACCCCTTGCGATGGCAGGCCTTGCCGTCATGATCGGCGGGATGACCGCTCTTCTGGCGGTGGCCGGTGCCCTGGGTCCGGCATTAACGGCCGGCTCTGTTGGTCTTGTGGCCTTCGGTGCCGGTGTACTTTTAGCTGCGGCAGGCATGGCCGTCCTGGTCAGTGCAGCGACGCAGCTGGCCGCTGCAGGAGCTCCGGCGCAGGTTGCGCTGGCGGCACTGGCAGCGGGTCTCGTGGCATTCGGCGCGGTGGCCGGAGCTCTGTCTCCTATCCTCCTAGCAGGTGCTGCGGCGATCGCGGCCCTCGGGGCGGCTATCATGGTCGTATCGGCCGGAGCTATGCTCGGCGCGACGGCCATGATGATGCTCGGGGTGGCTCTTCCGATGGTCAGCACATCAGCCCAGGCAGGCGCGGCAGCTCTCGGCGTTCTAGGATCCGCGATGCTTTCTTTTGGCGCATCGGCGGCGGCATCCGCAGCAGGTACAGTGGCGGCAGCGGCTGCAATGGCAGCGCTCGGCGCGGCGGCACTTGTAACGGCGGCCGGACTTATAGCAGCAGGGGCAGGCGCTGCAGTGCTTGGAGCCGCAACGGCTCTGATCGCGGCGGCAGCAGCTGCAGGAAGCGCGGCGATGGCCATGCTTTCCGCTATGCTCCGGATGGTAGCAGCGGCGGCATCAGCTTCCGCGGCTCCAATTTTAACACTAACAACGGCGATGGTGCCTTTTGCGGCAGCATCGCTTGCGGCAGCAGCACCGACGATTGCACTCGGTGCGGCGATGCTTGTACTGGCGGCTGGCGCCGTAGCAGCGGCGGCCGGTATGGTTCCGCTGGCGGCAGCGATGACTGTCGTGGCGGCATCGGTTACGGTGATCGCCGCGAGCGCCAAGACGGCAGGCGCTGCGCTTAAATCTATGGCGGGAGGTGCTGCCGGTACGGCGGCCAAGCTCGCAGTTATCGCCGCAGGGTGTGCGCCTCTTGCGGCGGCTCTGGTACCGATGGCAGCGGCAGCAGCAGCAGCGGCTGCAGCTCTTCTCGGGCTGGCAGCAGGCGGAGCAGCGGCGGCAGCGGCATTCCTTGCGGCAGCGGCTGCGGTGGCGGCTTTTGGCGCTGCCCTGATGCTGGCCAATAGCATGATCATGGTATTCCGGGCATCCGGCGCAGTGATCTCCGCGTTGGCGCCTCAGATGGCAACCTCTTTCCAGACACTGGCCACGGCTGTCCTGCCGTTTACGGCAGCGGTCACAGCTCTTGCCGGTCCGCTTGCATCTTCTGCGGCGGCGATGGCAGTATTTGCCGGCTGTCTTCTGGCTGCCGTCGCGGCGATCGCAGGCCTCACAGCCGGAATCGCGGGAGCGACAGCGGCCATGACAACGCTCGGGACCATTGCCATGACGGCAATGAACCAGGTGACAATGGCCGTGACAACGGGCTGGCAGCAGTCCAATGCGGCCTCGACGGCTGGCGTCCAGCAGATGACATCGACGACACAGGCAGGCATGCAGGCAATGGTGGCGGCGGTCCAGGCAGCGATGGCGGCCTTTGTGGCGGCAGTCACTTCCGGCGGTGCTTCCGCGGTGGCAGCGTGTCACTCTACAGCGGCGAGCATGGTCGCAGCCTTCGCGGGGCTGGCCGGATCCATGTCAGCAGCGGGCGCGAACGCGATGGCAGGTCTCCGGAATGGTATTGCCTCGGCAGGTGCGGCGGCAGTCGCACAGGCCCGGAGCATTGCCAATCAGGTCGCATCTGCGGTCAACAGTGCCCTAAAGATTCATTCCCCGTCCCGTGTCCTCATGAAATCCGGACACTTTGCGGGCGAAGGTCTCGCCGAAGGTCTGCAGCAGGAGCAGCAGAACGTCGCACAGGCGGCATCGAGATCCCTGGCAGCGCCGATCATCAGCTCCGTCGGCATGCAGACCGGCAACGCGGTGGACAATGGCACGCGGAGTCAGGCAATCCAGGACACCGTCGGGACGTATCGCTCCGGCGCGATCGGAGAGACGATCGACAATATTACAAACAACAACAGCCAGAACAGCACGGTGTACAACCAGACTGGTCCGGCTCCGGTCATCAACTTCTCGCCGCAGGTTACGATCAACGGCAACGCAACGGCAGAGGATGTCCGCGAGGGCATCAAGATGTCGCAGCGTGACTTTGAGAAGATGATGGACCAGTATCTGAGAGGAAAGGCCCGGGTGAGCTTCGTATGAGCAGCACATACACGACAATTCAAGGCGATACCTGGGACGGAATTGCCTATAAGCTCTACGGCGATGAGAAATACATGAAGAATCTGATCGAGGCCAACTGGCTCTATACAGATGTCCTTGTCTTCTCTGCCGGCGTGGAGCTGACCGTTCCGGAAATAACTGAAGAGGAGAAGGACGACGACAATCTCCCGATCTGGCGCCAGTCCTCCTCTGACTCGGACGATGATGATGAGGAGAGCACGGATGAGTGAGCAGGCAAGACGCGCCAGCGCGTCGCTGAAATTTAACGGCCAGGACGTACAGATCCAGCTCAACGACAAGCTCGAAAGCATCACCTACAAAGATGTGGCAAGTGGTGAGAGCGACTCCGTGGAGCTGATCGTCGAGAACAAGGATCAGAAATGGATGCGGGCATGGAAACCGGTTTTCGGGGACACGATCTCCGGGACGATGGACTTCTATCACTGGTACAACGCCAAGACACCGAAGCAGACGATCTCCCTGGGAAACCTGGTCGTCGATTCGCTTCAGTTCAAAGGATCCGACTCGACGGCCAAGATCGGAGCGCTCGCTGTCCCGTACAACTCCGGCTGGCGTCTCACGGTTCGCACGAAGACCTGGGAAAAGGTCACACTGGAGCAGATCGGCCAGCAGATTGCGAGCCGATACGGCCTGCAGTTTGTATATGATGCGCCGACCATAAGCATCGCGAGCGTCGAGCAGTCTCAGGAGACGGACTCGGCGTTTCTGTATAAGACAGCCAAGGACTACAGCATCAGCATGAAAGTATTCCAGGGCAAGATCATCCTCTACGATCGGGGCCGCTGGGAGGCACAGGCTGCACAGGCTACGATCGACGCGGCGGACTTCGAGAGCGACGGCGCCTGGACGCTGGACGATACGATCCAGGGCATCTATACCGGAGGCCGTGCATCCTATAAGGCCGGAAAGAAAAACGAGGAGCTGTCCATATATGTCGGCTTCGTCGGAGAAAATGACGCTCACGCTCGGAACCTGAAGATCACAGAGACCTGTGACAGCAAGGAAGACGCCGGCAGAAAAGTGGCGGCAAAGGTCAACGACGCAAACGCCGAGGCGACCGTGATCTCCGGACCCATCTATCCGAATCCCGCGCTCGTGGCAGGTCTTACGGTCAACGTGACCGGCTTCGGGCCGAAGTACAACGGGAAATATTTTATTGACAAGATGACCATGACGATCACCGGATCCGGCGGCACGACACAGGACATTACAATGCACAAGTGCCAGAAGCTGCTGACCTATCCGCCGCAGACAGCTGCAGCGGCTGCAGGAACGGCGCAGAAGAAATCGACAACGGACATCGCAAAGGACGTGATCCGCGGCAAGTACGGCAACGGACAGGCCCGCAAGGACGCACTGGCCAAGGCCGGCTATGACTATGCGACCGTTCAGGCCGAGGTCAACAGACTGATGAGAGGATGATATACATGGCTGAGCAATGGATAAGGATCGGCAGGATCTCGTCGATAAATGTGGCAGCAGGGCTGGTCCGGGTGACATATCCGGATCTGGATAATTCTGTCACAGCAGAGATCCCGCTTTTCAACATGAACGGGGAGTATAAGATGCCGAAGGTTGGCTCGAACTGCCTGGTGGTGCATCTCTCCAACGGCCAGTCCGCGGGGATCTGCCTCGGCGGGTACTGGTCCGACGCGGACGTTCCTCCGGAGACCGGGGCGAACGTTTTCCGGAAGGACATGATCGGCGGCTATCTGGCCGACCGTGGCGGGGCTGTGGAACTCCACGGCGGGACGCTCACCTTCTCCGATCAGTCCGGATCCATCACGCTCGGCGAGATCATCCGGCACATAAGAGGATAAGGAGGTCAGGATGGGATCTGTTGTCGGCCAATATGGCAGTGTTATCAAATTCGAGGTCAGTCCCCGCAAGGTCCTGACCTTTTCCGACATGGAGCGGACACAGGAGGGACGCTGGAAGGATCACGAGATCCCGGGCGTCGTTCCTCAGTCTGAATTTGTCGGACCTGCAGCGACTACGATGTCGCTGAAGATCAAGCTCAAGGCTCAGCTGGGTGTGCGGCCGAGAGCCACGATCGCCGCACTGGAGAGGTGCGCGAGAAACGGGACGGTCGATACGCTCGTGATCGGCGGCAGTAAATACGGCTGGGGATCTGCGAAGTGGATCGTTAAGTCTGTCACGGACAAGTGGGAGCGCTTTATCGGCGGCGGGCTGATGGAAGCCGGCTGCACGGTCGAGTTCAAGGAATACGCCGAAAGTTCAAAGGCCGTGACCGTCATCAAAAGGCCGTCTCCTGCTCCGAAGAAGACGACGGCGACCAAGACGGCCGCAGCATCGAAGCCGTCCTACAACGTGGACGACATCGCCCGGAGAGTTATCCGCGGCGAGTTCGGAAACGGGCAGGCGCGTTTCAATAAGCTGAGCGCCCAGGGCTATAACTGGAAAGCTGTGCAGAACCGGGTCAATGAAATGCTCGGCTGCCGTAAGAGATACACGTAAAAAGGAGGCGGCCAATGGTACAGCATATTCACATACAGCGGATCATTGACGCAAACAACGAGATGCCCCGGGCGGATCTGGTCAAGTACAAGGCCGAGCTGGAGGCATTGATCGCCAATATTGAGGGCACGATCCCCGGATCCCGCGGCTTCGGGCTGCAGAATCAGTACATCGACGCGCCGCCCGGAGACATCGCGAACTCTCTCGTGATGGAACTCGCCGACAAGGTTGATACTTTTATCCCGGCGATCAGCGTTGACAAGGTTGACGTCGCGGAAACCGGAGCCGACGGAAACGTGTCCGTGAACCTGACAATCAGTATGAGGGAGGGAGAAAACAGTGGCATCGAGTGAGGAAATTCTGAAAATGCTTGACGGCCTTCCCAGTGTGTCGTTCATCGGGACGGACACACTGACAAGCATCCAGGAGCAGATGGTTGATGACTACCAGACAAAATACCAGGAGCTGACCGGAAAGACGCAGGCGCTGAGCCGCGCCGATCCGGTCACTCTTGTCTTATACGCCTGTGCCGTGCAGATCTACCAGATGGAACTGTACACGGACATGAGCGCAAAGCAGTCGCTGCTGAAGTACGCTTTCGGCGAATACCTGGACAACCTGGCAGCACTCAAGGGCATCACGCGGAAAAGCGCAAGCCATGCCGTCGTGACCGTCCGCTTTGTGCTCTCTGCTGTCCGCTCCTCTGCTGTCGGCATTCCGGAAGGGACCAGAGTCTCAGCCGGCGGCAGCATCTTTTTCGCGACGACCGAATATAACGAGATTCCGGCGGGATCTGATCACATCGATCTGGTGTGCACCTGTCTCACGGAAGGCGAGGAAGGCAATGACATCCTCGCAGGCGCGGTCAACACGCTCGTGGATCCGATCGCATACATCGATCACATCGAGAGTCTGGACACAAGTTCCGGAGGTGCCGACGAGGAAAGTGACGACGACCTCAGATATCGGATCTTCGAGGCACCGTTCCGGTGGTCTGTCGCGGGTCCGGAGGAGGCGTATCGATACTGGGCCGGTGAGTACAGCAATCAGATCAGTGACGTGTATGTCGGATCTCCGGAGCCGGGTGAGGTCCTGATCGAGTTTCTGATGCTCGACGGGTCCCTTCCGGAGCAGGCAATGCTCTCCGGGATGCAGGCCTATCTGTCGTCCGAGGATATCCGGCCGCTGACCGACAAGGTCGTGGTCAAGGCTCCGGACGTGGAAAAGATCACGATCGAGCTGACCTACTACATCAACAAGTCGCAGAGCTCGGAAGCGGCATCGATCCAGTCAAAGGTCGAGGAGGCGGTCAACTTCTATCGTCTGTGGCAGACGGCGCGGATCGGGCGCGACATCAATCCGTCGGAGCTGATCCGGCAGGTCATCGTCGCCGGCGCAAAGCGCGTTGAAGTGGTGAGCCCGGTATTCAAAGCAATCCCGGACACGTCGGTCGCTCAGTGCGCTGAGACAGACGTCAAGATCACATACGGAGGGCTCGAGGATGATTGATATGGACACCGGCGAGCTCGCCGATCTTTGGAAAGATAACAAGGAGCCGGAATTCCTGGCGATCTCTTACGCGATCAAGATGGCGATGGCCAGACTGAAAGCGTTCGTCGATTCGTCCAGTGTTTACTCCGGCATACAGAACCTGCAGGAAGACGCCGTTGACGAACTGGCGGTCGAGATGAGCGTGCGAGGGTATGACCAGAGCATGCCGCTCGAAGTCAAGCGAAACGCCGTCGCGACGTCCATGCTCTACTATACCTACGCGGGTACGGCAAAGGCCATCCGTGCCCTGGTGCAGTCTCTCTACGGAGACGCTCAGGTGGACGAGTGGTTCGACTATGACGGTGATCCGTATCACTTCCGCGTAGGTATCGATATCACTAACCAGCTTCAGACCGTTCCGATGCTTACGACGGACGAGCTGGCCGAGATCCTGAGAGGAGTCACTCGTATCAGCGCCCACCTGGACGATGTCTCCTTTGTGATCCGGCCGGGTCTCCTGATCGGGCAGCGGTCGGGTCTGTTTGTCATAGATCCCGTATTTTGCGGCGTTCCGCACTGCGGTGCCTATCCGGTGCCAAGTACCGGGGGCTACTCCGCGTCCGGCGGTGTCGTCATCGGAGTCGCATCCGAGGAGACCGAAGACAATCCGGATCCAGCAGGAACCCAACCGTCTGTCGCAGTTTCCGGACGGACTGAGGAATTCCTGCTCCGGTCGGCTTCTGAGGACCTGGCGTCTGATGCGGCACCTGTGGAGGCGGCGGTCGTTGCTTCTGGTGTACATCCATCGGCAAGCGTGGCCGGCGGCTTTTACGCCGGCGGAACGGTCTTGATCCGTTCCGGAACCGCAGCAGTGACAACAGATGCAGCTGAGGCTGGCACAGTAACCAGCACGAAAGGAGGTTAAGCAATGGCCTTTTATAGAGACCAGTTTATCCAGGACGGACTGCTCAGCATGATGCGGAACATTCTCCGCTTCGAGTACCAGCTGAACAATGACGGCTCCTGGCACTCCGACGCTACCGTCAACAGTAAGAAGATCGAGGGAAACAAAGTCGTCTGCATGGTCAATATTCCGAACAATGAGCGAACTGCTGCAACAATCACAGCGGTCCGCTTTTTTGATATGGACAACGAGGTGGCCGGCGAGAAGACGATCTCGCTGTCACGGACAGCCGACCAGACCGGACTGATCCGCTTCGATTTTCCGCTGACAGAAGAGTGAAAGGAGGTAAGACAAGGAAATGGCATATAATCGCACATTCTGGATCGACCATGTCGTCGATCAGAACGGCAATGTCATCCAGCAGGGCACGCTGGTCGATCAGGATCACCTGAACAACCAGGAGGTCGGGATCTTCGACAACAACAACCTGATCGCCGAGATGCTCCGGATCCTTTTTCTCAACGACAAGAGAGTCGAGTCGCTGGAAGGCAGGAGCACAACGAACGAGGACGACATCGCCGCCCAGGTAAAGAAGGAAGCCCAGGACATCGCAACGCTGACAAAGCAGGAGTCCGAAGACGCGCAGAACGACCGGCAGACCTCTGCCGAGCTCCTCCGCGCGATCCTTCTCCATGACACTGAGGTCGATGGGCTCAAGGGCGAGGTCGTCAAGAAGACGCTCAAGAACACGCAGATCTACCCGTTCAACAACAGCCTGGCGTCTGTCCAGCTCTCCGGCCCGAAGGTCAACAAAGACTACACGGTCGACATCGAGGTGGATAACGTGACCGGCGGAGCTGTCGGAGACATCTTCGTCAGAGACAAGCTGGTGAACGGTTTCAAGATCGAGTACACGGGAAGCGCGAAGAGCGTGGACGTGACTCTGCACATCCGTGGAGGTATCTGATGGCTAATGTAATTATTAAATCCGACGAGCGACGCGAGTCCGAGAGATACGTGGCTCAGGTCTTCGGCGCGGATACAAACAAGGCCAGCGAGCGGGAGGCTGTAGAGACAATAGCAGCCCGGACCGCTGAGGCCGTAGCAATTCAAAGGAGGGACTGATCATGGAGGTAGTAAAAACACCGGAAGACGGCAAGAAGTTCATCGATTACGAGATCGACGGCGACTTCCTGTCCTTTAACGACGGCGAGCTCGCGATCAATCTGAAGAAGAAGGAGCGCGACTACCCTGTCCACTTCGACATCTGCAGGGACTGGGAGCAGGGCCTCGTGATGGGAATCACCAAAGGCACCAGGGCATACATCGCGCAGATCGACATTCCTGCCCGCCAGTATGAATACGTGGAGAGCAAGGAAAAGAATGAGGACGGCGAGTACAAGATTGAGCAGAAGCCGGTTCCGTTCTCTATGGACAATGTAACTCTGACACTCTGGGAGGAGGTATAAAACAATGGCAAGTAATTTTGACGATTTCAAGATGGCCGTCGAGGCGCTCTCTGGCGGCAAGAACACCGTGATCCTGGACGACGTAGGCATGCCTTCCGTCATGGTAAGGATCCCGAAGTACAAGATGTCTCAGCTCATCTCCGGCGGATCCGAGAACGTGCATCCCGCCTTTATGATAGATGGCGTTGAGAAGGACGTCATGTATGTCGGAAAGTTCCACGACATCGTAGTGAACGACAGAAGCTACTCCCTGCCGATGAAGGATCCTGCTTGCTGGGTCACTTTTGACCAGGGCGTGACCTATGCGAGAAACAAGGGCAAGGGCTGGAGCCTTATGCCATACGCTCTCTGGTGTGCTATTGCACTCTGGTGCCGTAAGAACGGGACCATGCCTCACGGCAACAACAACTGGGGGACCGATTCAAACTACCCGACAGAGGCAGGCATCCCGGTTCCGGGATCTCTCGACAACGGCAAAACCGCGCACGTTTACGAAGGATCCGGTCCGGCTTCCTGGTACCATGACGGAACCCGCGCAGGCATCTACGGCATGAACGGAAACGTCTGGGATAGGGTCGCAGGTATGCGCCTTAACAACGGCGAGATCCAGATCATCCCATACAGCAACTGCTTCATGAGTGATGTCAGCATGTCCGAGAGTTCTTCTCTGTGGAAAGCGATCGACGTGTCCGGCAACCTGGTAGCTCCCGGATCTGCAAAGACCCTGAAGTGGGGCAACAATAGCGATCTGACTGCTGGGGCGGTTGAAGTAAAGGACGCCGGGTACGGTATCGGCTACGCCGATATGAAGCTCGACAGCTCTGTTGCAACCGTTCCGGAAATTGCAAAAGCGTTGCTTTTGTATCCGGACGAGCCGGGCAAAGACTACGCGGGAGACTATCGCTGGTGGAGAACCGACGGCGAAAAAGTTCCGTTTTGTGGTGGCGGCTGGGACAGTGGCGGTTACGCTGGCGTTTTCGGCGTCCATGCCGGCGATGCCCGCGGCGGTTCCGGCAGCGGTGTCGGCCTGCGCTCCGCTTATTGTGATTTGTAATTTGTCTTTTGTACTTGGAGGTACCATGGAAGATCTCGACAGACAAGACCTGCCTATCGTCAAAGAGGCGGTCCTTCTTTTGGAATACTACGAGCCGGTCTATAAGCAGATCCCAAGCTGGGCGAAGCATGGCGTCGCGGTTCCTGCCCTTAATCGGGCCCTGCAGGATCTCCTCTTCTTCCTGGTATCTGCAGCCAAGCAGAGCCCGAAGAAGCCGCTCCTGTTGAGGGCGGACGCCTCTCTTGATACAGTCCGGATCTATATCCGTATGCTAAAGAAGGCTAAGGAGATCACGCCGAAGCAGTACGAGCAGATGTCGAGGCACACTTCAAGCATCGGCAGACAACTCGGAGGCTGGCTCGGATCTCTGCATGAAAAGTAACTTGTAAACAGTGGGAACAGGATGTTAATGCGCTCCGTTTTGTGGTGGCAACTGGAACAATGGCGGTAACGCTGGCGTTTTCAACGTCAATGCCAACAATGCCCGCGGCAATTCCAACAGCAATATCGGCCTGCGCTCCGCTCAAGCCCATATAATGCCAGAAGGCAGTGACTCACGGGTCACTGTCCAGTGCATGGGCTCAAGGATCCTGTCCCCGTGGCTCCTGACCAGAGCCTAAAAACTAAAAGCGGCCGGTACTCCGGAAGTAGACCGTCGAACCCTGACATGCCGGCCATATTATGAGAAACCTATGCCTATCAGAAACGCCTATGACGACATCATCTCCTTCGAGTCTCTGCGGCAGGCCGAGCATGACGTCTCAAAGGGCAAGACTGACAGGACGCACGTGCTCCGCTACGAGTGGAACCTGGAGGACCATCTCCTCGAAGATCATGACCGCCTCGCCCGGATGGACTTCCCAGAAGTCACCTATAACTCGTTCATGGTCTACGAGCCGAAGCCCAGGAAGATCATCTACACGGACTATAACTCCAAGATCATCGAGCGGGCGATCTACAACTACCTGAACCCGAGACTCTCAAAGAGCTTTATCTCGGACGCCTACTCCTGCGTCAAAGGACGCGGCCAGCTGGCCGCGATGCTCCGGCTCTATGGCTGGATGCAGATGCTCGGAAGGTCGGACGAGATATGGTACTATCAGAAGCTCGACGTGAGGCGCTTCTTTTACCGGATCGATCACGAGATCCTCATGAACCGGATCCTCCCGAAAAGGATCAGCGACGCCCGTGTCAATGACCTGATCGGGCACTTCATCTGCAACGGCGCCGTGCCCTTCGGCATGCGCGTCACGGATGATCCGGGCACGGTCCGGATGGAGGACATGCTCTACGACGTCGGGATCCCGGTAGGTGGTGGACTGTCGCACACGATCGGCAACGTGGTCCTGGACTACGCGGTCGACCAGTTCGCGAAGCGTGTGCTAGGCATAAAGCACTATATCAGATACATGGACGACATCATTTATCTCGGAAAGGATAAGCAGCTTATGAAAGATCAGAAGGCAAGGCTCGAGGAGAGGCTCGCGGATGTCAATCTCGAGCTCAATAATCGCTGCTGCCTCCGGCCGATCACCTGCGGCTGTGAGTTCGTCGGCAACCGGATCTTCACGGATCACGTGATCCTCCGGAAATCGACGACGCTCCGAATGAAGCGGAACCTTGCCAAGAAAAAGCGGGACTACGAAGCCGGGCTGATCTCAAAGGAGAAGTACGCGGAGACGATCCAGTCCTACAAGGCCCTGCTCTCGCACGTCGATGCGAAAGCACTGAGCGAGAAGCTGTGGTCCATTTATCAGGTCGACTAGAGAAAGGAGAACCTATTGATCTATGAAGAGCTATGCCTGGAGCAGGCAGAAGTCATCGAGTCACTATCCTCTCAGGTGAAGCGACTGCTCGGCATCCTCGAACAATACACCGATATTGAGGACGAAGAAACGAAGTATAAGCAATTAGAAAAGAGGATAAGCCATTGAGCCCAGAAGGAAAAACAATAATGCTCACGCTGATCAGCAGCGGCTTTTTCACTGTCCTTCTCCAGTGGGTTCTGGGGAAAATTGATGCCAAAAAGGGGATGAGAAAAACCCTCGAGGACATCAAAACAGAGCTCGAAAAGGAAAGAAACGAACGGAAAGAGGACAATATCACGGCTTGCAGATCGCGGATCGTTCGCTTCAATGACGAACTGCTCCGGGGAGATCGGCATAGCAAGTCTATGTTCGATACGATCTTAATCGACTGCACAAAGTACGAAAACTACTGCAGCCAGCACGAGGACTTCCAGAACGGCGTTGCAACAGAAGGCATCGCCAACATCCGAAGGTGCTATCGAAAATGCGAAGTTGATAAAGATTTTCTATGAATATCTGAACGAGAGGAGGTGAGACCGGTGAAGAGCTTAACGAAGTATGTGATCTTCAGCTTCGCGTCCCTGATCGTCTACACGATCGTGGCGCAGCTGATCGCGATCAAGACGGGAGGCGTTGAGATGTCCACACTGACCACGTGCTTCTTCGGAGCTTTCGGAGGAGAGGTGCTCATGTGTGCTCTCATCAAGGTCTTCAAGCTGAAAGGAGGCAATAATGGAGACAATACTAATGCTTCTTCTGGTATGCAGTGCGATGACGGCACTGGTAACGGAAGCAATCAAAATGATGATCCCACAGTCTAAGGAATACTCGAAGAATATCCTGGCAGGCGTGGTCTCGATCATCGTGTCCGTGCTCATAAGCATCGGATACATCATCCTGACCCACACGGCAGTGACCAAGGAGGTGCTGGTGTATATCGTTGCACTGGTGATCCTTTCCTGGCTCTGCTCTATGCTAGGCTATGACAAGGTCGTGCAGACTATCAGGCAGATCGGAACGAAACAGCCTACCAATAAGTGAGAGGAGGTGATCCTCTATCTCGGCGGCCCGTCGTTAATGGGCAACAATAAAGAGCTCGCCGTACATCACAGTCCGGCGGGCTCTTACTATGCACGGGAGGCGTAAGGCATGACACAAGAAGAATTTATTGAGAAGGTCGCGGGGTACGTTAAGAAGTACGCGCATCAGTACGGCATCGCCGTGCACTCTCCGATCATCGCTCAGGCGATCTTCGAGAGCGGATGGGGCGAGAGCACTCTGGCAGCTAAGTATCACAACTACTTCGGCCTCAAGTGCGGAAGCTCCTGGAAGGGCGCATCCGTAAACATGAAGACCATGGAGGAGTACACCGTCGGAACACTGACACAGATCCGGGACAACTTCCGCGCCTATGGATCCATGGAAGAAGGCATCAAGGGATACTTCGACTTCATACAATATCCGAGATACAAGAACCTCCGCGGCATCACAGACCCGCAGAAGTACCTGGAGACGATCCGGGCCGACGGCTACGCGACCTCAAGCAGCTATGTCAACAATAACATGAGACTGGTGCGCCAGTACAATCTGACGCGCTTTGATGGAGGTGTTACAATGGGAAGAACAGCACAGGACTATCTGAACGTCTGGAAGAGCTGGGTCGGCTTCTCTGAAGCAGACGGCCGCTTCCGCCAGATCATTGATCTCTACAACAGCCACAAGCCTCTGGCCAGGGGCTACGCAGTCAAGTACACCGACGAGTGGTGCGACACGACCGTCTCTGCCGCTGCCATCAAGGCCGGCATGACCGATCTGATCGGGACCGAGTGCGGCTGCGAGCAGCATGTGAAGATCTTTAAGGCCAAGGGCATCTGGATCGAGAACGGATCCATCGCTCCGAAGCCTGGCTATATTATCGTCTATAACTGGGACGACAGCTCCCAGCCTAACGATGGCTACTCTGATCACATCGGAGTCGTGGAAGCCTGCGACGGCCACACGATCACGACCATCGAGGGCAACTCCGGCGGCATGGTAAAAAGACGCACGATCCCGGTCGGCTGGGGCTACATCCGGGGCTTTGCGGCTCCTCACTATGATCAGGCAGCGGCATCCGCTCCGGCGCCTTCCGCTCCGCAGATCTCTGTGGAAGACGCTGCGCGCGGAGTCCTCGCCGGAAAGTATGGCAACGGGGACGCAAGGAAGAGCGCCATCGAGGCCCTCGGTCTTAATTACGCGCAGGTCCAGGCAAGGGTCAACCAGCTTGCGGCCACACAGAACAAGCCGGCCGCTCCGCAGATCTCTGTCGAGCAGGCAGCCAAGGAGATCCTGGCGGGCCAGCACGGCAACGGCGACGCAAGGAAGAGCTGGTGCCAGTCTGTAGGCCTCGACTATAATCAGGTCCAGGCAAGAGTCAACCAGCTCGTGGCCGCGCAGAACAAGCCGAAGGCTCCGCGGATCTCTGTAGACCAGGCAGCCCGCGAGATCATCGCCGGCCAGCACGGGAACGGAGACGCAAGACGTCAGAAGCTGGCGGCCGCCGGCTATGACGTGAACGCTGTCCAGCGCAGAGTCAATCAGCTGGCGCGCTGAGTCTCCCGGTAATCAATCAACAGCACAAAATAGCCCTTATAGTATGTACAGAAATTTTCACGGGATTTCAGTTAACAAACGGTTAAGACGTGCGACAAACGTGCGACAAAATTTGACGTTTCCTGTCGTTTCGTGTCATAATGACAGAAGCAAAAACCGGGAAATGTCGCGCTCTGACGGCCGCTGTCAGTTCAATAGTAATCCCGTCTCGCGCTTTTTTAAAAATCCTGCAAGTTAGAAACTTGCAGGATTTTTTCTTTGATTTCCATCCAGTTTGTATTATGATAAGGTTTAAGAAGTAACAGAAGAACGCATTTTATACAATT